AAACATTGCAATGTTTTCGGTTAGTCCTATACCAACCACTAAGGTAATATATACTTGAAAAATCTTTGGAACTACCCCATAGGGCATTGTGCCCGGTTAGGGGCACCCGCAGATTTCTCTACATAATATATACCAAAATGTGGAGAACTTTTTTGGTTTAACTTATATAACCCTTTGGCTATCTGACCTTGTGGGTCAGTAAGCTCTCTATAATATAGAGCAGTCCATGTAAAAAATTACTTAAGGTGGAGGTTTCATGTACACGTTGTTCGAAACGCCAAACCCCAAAAAAGCTCCACGCTACTTCTATATGGGGTTTGAAGCTGTACGCCGCAGATGGAAGGAGAACGTGGCTCGACTGCAAGGTCACTGGAAGTCTAGTGGTTACGCAGTGAGTTCCGAACACGTGTTGTCAAAGCTGGTCGGAAGCTTCTCCATACCTTTATACGACGATGTAAGAAAATACCGAGACGCCATTATCGACATGACACCACAGTTGTGTATGGGTCATGGTATAGCGGCACCGACCAACGGTTCTATCACCATCGAGAACCCAGGGTGGTTCTACGGGTTGCGTGACAAAGAGTATTTACTCTCAGTGTCTGACGACTTCGATGCTTATAATGCCGCATTCAACTGGGCAGAGCAGGAACCCGTGAAAGTCCTACGTCATACCCTAACTGATCTGAACATGGCTTTACCTAACGGTAACGTGCCTGACGTTGCAGACGGTTATGTGATCATCGCCATTAACATTCCTTTATTGGCTGTGATGTACTGGGGATGGTCTAAGACTCAACTGAGTGCTTCTACGGGAGCCGCTGAACGCATTCAACAGTTCATTGGTCAATACGTGTTGCCTGGCCTACTTCCGTCTCAAACAACGGTAGCGTTCTTCAACCGAATCCTGCATACACTCAATGAGGTTCCCGTCACACCTGAGCGTCGTGTAAACAGTATTGCTATCGCAACCAACTACACCGGCATCGACCGTGTTATCCAGACCATGCTGTCTGACTTCAAAACTAACCACATGACATTCACAGAGATCTTCGGGTGTATCCCAACGATCAATGAGGAGTCATTGCTTTCCTTTATACAAACACCGGATACTGTCATCGGTAGACAGAACCAGTGGGCGTTAGAAGCAGCATACATTCCCTACGCTTCATTTGCACTCAATCTCTCTGCGTTATTCAATAACACACAGAATCAGATGGAGCGCAACTATACGTGGCGATTGGTACAGCGTGTGGTTAATGACAGACTGCTGGATGCAGCGCCGCGCCGTATTCGAAACGATTTACGTTTTGACTTCGACACACAAGTTGCAATCTGGACAAAATAGATATCTGCCTACTCTACTCCTTTGCGGGAGTAGAGTAGGCTTTATGTCGCCTAGTGGCGATCAGATATCAAGTTACTAATGCGGTCGTCTACGTTGATGTAATAACCCAGAGACTCCAGAATCAGGTAGTACGCTTCCATCGTGTTATAGATGATCTTACGTACGTCGATGACACGGGTGATCTCAGGCGGTACGCCAGAAGACATGACGATGTTTGCCGGAAGCATGATCGTTGTCATTGATGTCTTATCGTAGCGTGTAGCCCAGGTCTGAAGACGTTCAGCCAGGTCTTTATCTTCGATGCCCTCAATCCAAGCATTAAAGCCTGTCTTGTTGTTAGCAGCAACCGAAGCTTTGATTGCAAAGAACGGAGGTGGATCAGAATGACCGTACTTATCAGCAAACACCTGCTCCCACAACTCGTAGTACGCGTATGGAGAACTTTCTGGTTTACTGTAGAACTCTGGTGCTTTAACCTGCGCCGTGGTTAAGTAACGAGTTTCACCATTCAAGATACTGTTCTGGATTTCACGTTCACGGTCAGCAACATCTTTAAGAATCTGTTGCAGGTCGATCTGTTCACCACGCAGGACGGTATCCATGATATCACGAATCAGCTTAGTTGCACCGTTCATGATCTCATCCGGTACTTTGGAGTTCTTAAGCGTTACGCCTTTGATTTCCATTTCCGGTTCGGTATATACGTTACCTTCACGGGCTGACATGTACGCAAAGTAGTGCTTAGCGCGAGGTGTCAGTGCAAAGACAGGGAACATGTATTCATTCTTCATCGAGACTTTGTGAATCTTCTCTTGAACAATGCCCATGTTGCCGGAGATAACTGCCAGGTAGTGCTTAACCAGCTGGGAACTGAAGTACACGACGATACTTGCGATATCGTTCGATGTCTCAGTGAAGTCCAGACGACCCCGATACCAGATTGCCCAGTCCTGTACAGTAAAGATGGTTGAGTCAGTATCTGACACTACCGCAGTACGACGAACAGAGGAGGGGAAGTCAGCCAGTGATGCAGGCACGTTGTCCGTTACCATAAAGGCAGTGTAATACGTAGCGTAGGCTGAAATGGCATCCATTACACCTTTAGCGATAGCACCCACTTGCTGTAAGCGTGGACCGTTTTCATTCACTACGTCCCAAATGGTAGAACCATTCAGAATAGCACCACAGTACAGGCCAACTAACGCGAACTGGTCATCGTCCAGTGCTTTAATAACAGCAACCGGATCTTCCACTGGTTCAGTGCGTTTGGTAATCAGACGAGTTAACATCTCACGCGTGAACTCTGGGTTAAACTCTTTCAAGTTCCAGAAGTCGCCCATGTAACAGAAGGCCGCACGCTGAATCGGAGTCAATCGACTAATCAGTTCAGCTACGTGTGCGAACTTGTCGTCAGCACGCCAGTACAGATCTGTTGACCGTTTAATCTGAGCCAGAGTTTCTTCTACGCTTGGATAGTGCAGAGTGAACTCATCCATCGCACGTTGGATCTTCACATAGTCAGAGTTGCTAACAATAGAGATGATATTACCCAGCGTGATATCCAGGTTGTAGTAATGACGGTTGCCGGTAATGAAGCGCTCGTTAGAGGCGTTAGCGGTACCCGAAGCAGAACGACAAACTGAGGTCAGTGTTGAGTGCGATGACTTATTGTAAAGTGGGGTCGAAGCAGATGCGTGTGCACCAGACAGACTGTTGTTCTTTACCTTATAAGTCGTTTGCAGGATGTTGAAGAAGGTCTTGCCTGCTTTGTCCCCCGCCATGTCTGCTAAGAACATCTTCTTCTTAACGTCTTTACGTTTCTGCAAGTTCAGCAGGATGTATTCTGCTAACAGAGAACGCTTTTCGGCCGGGTTGAAATACACCGCCATGGTTGGCGACATGATACAGCTACGCTCACTAACTGTACGCAGATAGCCAGACACCGTACCCGTATAAACTTCACGGTTGCCTTCGGTTTCTTTAGCCAGATACAAGACACGAGGGTCTTTAAACTCATGAGTCCCGCCAGGGCTAATTGCCGCCTTGACTTTCTCGTAGCACTCTTCGTAAGGCAGCCCTTTCTTGATTGAAAGGTAGGATGCTGCATCGTGCAAGTAGTGCTTTACCATATCAAGGTCACGACCGTATGACTCTTGTGGTTGTGTAAATAACTGCATTGTGTTTTCCTCACTGGTTACTACGCATACCATCAGCAAGGAAAGTAAAAAAAGAAATGGGGCATAAAAGGACGGTCCCCGAAGGGACCGTCAAAGAACATGCTATTTTAAGGAACGTGTACAGCCTAAGGTCCCCGTTACCCGTAGCACCCCTGACACAGACTGTAACACATATAATAGCTCAACCTACAGTAACAACTTTGGCGACCTTATTACCCGTGGTAGCAATTGCCGCTGTAACCGCGTTAATTACATCCTGGTTACAGTTTTCCACGTAGAACGCCATTGTGTTGTTACTGACCACAGTAAGTGTGGTCGGGATGATGTACGGCAACCCGATAAAGTCGATAGCACCATTAGCCAGCTTAACCTTTAACCAGTTATAGTCATCGGCATTGGGCGGTGTACCCGCAGGCAGAGTACCATACACATTAGCATGTATGGCGTAAGGATCGAAACCCGCCTGTTGAACTGAACCTGCGTCAGTAACGCCGAGAATCTTGCACCCGTTGTAATCGGTACGGATGATGTTCTGCGTTTGCTGGTACAGGGAGAAGTTCACGGTGTCGCGGATATTTGCACGGCCTAACACATCCATCGTTAATCTCCAGAATTAAGAAATAGTCATAAGGATTTGTCGAATCCCCATGTAAATGAACGTTAGCGAAAGGCATCGTCAGTTTAAGGAGGAACTCATTTAAGATGGATTCCAACGTATCCATGACATGCTCGTCGAAATCGGAGCAACCATCAGACTCATCTGAGTTTAACAATTCCTTACAGGCTCTCGCTATATACTTAATCGCTAAATACGGATTAGGTGCTTCTTCCGAATACACCCTTTCCAATGTCAACGTAATCAAGTCATCGAGCCGTTGATTTCCAAAAATGAATAACATGAGATTTACCCCAAACGGATAAACAGCATCTGGTCCTTAAAAACGTATCCGGTAATAGGCTTTCGAACATTGGAGCGTTCGTATGCCCTATTCACGTTAATGTCAATCTGGGAGGTGAGCTGTATGATCAATTCTTCGAACAGTGGTTTATCTTCATCGGAACCCTGGTAGTACGCATTGTAATAGCGACTAGGTTGTCCATAGGCCCGACGTTCTTGTTGTGCCACATACGAGTTGACCGCAAACTCGACAAGCTCTTCTGGGCTGTACAATATTTGTATAAAACCAACGTTCCTGTTCAGTGCTACATCAAATACATTATCCAACCCAACGATCATAAACTCAGGTTCGCCGTAGGACTGTAGCGCGTCAGCTACAGCCGGTGATGCCTGGAAATGATACCCGCCGTTGTAATTCATACCAATGCCTCCACTACAGACAGAAACAGATAAAGGTCACTTCCTACTATTTGCACTCTGTCCGCACGAATAAGTTCATATCTACGGGGATCAACAGTTTTTGTTAACACACCATGCAATACATCAGCGAGGTAACTCATGTTAGTTACTAACCCGGCAAACAAACCACTGCGGTCCTGCTCACGGGTGAACTCAGCACGGTCATCAGCCTCTAGCCATTGACGTACCCGGTTCTCTATGACACCTGTACCGCAACCATACATACGGTCCAGTGCCATCGCTAAACATGCGTGTGCTAACGCCAGTTCTTCCAACTCGTAGTTTTCTGCCACGGAACGAAAGAGATCACTATTACCACCCATCTCAAAAATACACAGAAGTGGAGTAGTAGAACGTCTCCCCAAACCGTCATGAGTGGGATACATGGTCAGGTCCTCTAAATTCGCGTGCATAGTCGAAGCCTCTTATATATACATCGTCGCCTTCAAACCAGACGCTTTCAACGCAGGCAAAGGAAGACTCATTAGGTAGAGTTACGTACCTAGAGAGCCAGGCTACGTACATATTAAATTGACCTTGGATATACTCACAGAGTGCATCCACGTTTATGTTCTTCGGTCGGTTATAGTCGGCCTCTAGAATTTCACGTGCATTACACTCGATTATCTCAAACCACTGGTCACGAGTCTCGCCATACTTAATGGAGTAGAACCCGTCGAATGAATAATGGATAATCTGTTCAAAGCTGAAGTAGCGAGCCAGTTCGTCAAAATGCGGACCATTACCCAGAAACTTCAAACTGTATATCATTAAAAATCCTGGGTTCATGCTCACTCCACAAATATCATAACCGTTTTATCCGGCAGCACCATTATATCGACTATGCGTTCGCTGGCATTAGGACTCATCACGGCATGACATATAGGCCAGCAGTTATTTGCCACCTGTAAGACCATGCCATATAGATGTTGTATGATTCGATTAGTCAACTCTTCGACAAGGAAGGGTCTGAATGAATCACGCAGCATGTTCTGTATGTCCACTACCTCTTCACCTCGAACGCGACAGCTATTAAGCAGGACAGCCATCTCAATAAACTCAGAAGCATAACTGTCCGGAAAATCAGTACCCAATAGGTGACATATATGGTCGATAGAGCTGGTCAAGTCTAAACAATAAGCTTTCTTGTGCACTGAGTATGTCCTTAATAAAGGTTCGGTCATAACGCAGGATTACACTGTCGCCGAAAGAACTGATTGAACTGATAGACCAACCGCCGTCATACACAAAACTACTGAGTATCCGTTCGTATTGATATTCAACGCAATCCACCAGTTCTAGTGTAATTCGCACCAGTTGGTCACAAAGCAACGATAGCGCTACTTCATAAGACACCCCTACAGAACCGGCAATATGGCAGATCGCGTCATTTTGATCTCGCGGTAGGCGCATACGCAGCCAACAACGTAAATCTTCCTCTGCATCTGGATAAGACTGCGCGTGGTCCCACATGCCAATCGCCAATGCAATCATCCAACCGTTGTCCAGACCAATTGGGATGCTTACTAAACCTAACTTGCTTTCCATCAAGTTAGTATCTAGCACCACAATAACTGGTTTCTGTTCCATGCTACCTCTCAACAATTAAAATCGTAGTTTCATCGTCCACGAACTTCCAGAAGAAATCGGTTTGAAAGATGGTGACATTTGCCATTCTCTCTATCTGTTCTTTTACTCTGGCGCATAATTTGGAAAAGAGGTCTTCAACGACCAGAGGCGGTACGCCGAAGACCATCAATTCTTCTTTTACTCGGAGCTGTGCGGTGCCGCGAAAAGGAGAGTATCCCAATACTTGATTCATTGTTGCCGTGGTGATGACAGCGTCAGGTATTGCTATACTAGCAGGTATGCCTGCGGCACCCAGTGTCTTATAAAAGTTATCAACCAGAGTCTGAACGTCATATACAATAACCATACGACGGTCTAGCTCCACGGTTTACTCCTCGTCGGGAATCTCTTGGCCGGACAGGCGGTAGTATTCCATAACGCGGTAATCCATGCCTTTAGTGAGGAGGAGGTCGCCTACACATTCCACAACTTCCCACACCGCCCACGTATAGCCGATGTTGTTAACAATGGGTTGTTTGACAAATGTGAAACGAAGGTCATCTAACAGTGCTGCACCAAACTCATCAACCAATTCACCGCCGTACCAAGGTAAGAGTTCTACCAGGTAGTCGTGTGCATGTGTAGAATCGCCAGCCCAACGCATGAACGTATTAAGGTGATCGTCTGTTGCCAGTCTACCCCAACGTTCACACTCCTCACGTGTGAGCGGCGAGACGTTGGCATGGCGGCACCAGTTTAATTGCTTTACATAGAACGTTGTTGTTAGTCGAGTTAAGTCTATTAACAAATTCGACACGTTATTATCATCACCCACGACGCTTACCTCAAGATTAAAATGCTAAAAATCCTCTTACTCATAAATTTGGGGTAGTCAGTAAATAAATACCGGCATAAAAGCTCCTGAAATCAATCAGGAGCGATTTTCTATGGCACCCAATGGTTTTGGTAAGGGATTGGTTCAGCAGCCTTGGAGATCGTCTTATCGTACTCAACGAGTAAAAGGTCGTACGGACCCACTGCTAACTCTTGAAAGATTTTGATAATCTCACGGGGTGAACCCTTTGCTGCACCTGCACCAATCATCGGAATAGTCAACGGTTGTCCGTTAGCCTCCAGACAATGTACCAGTGCTGCATCCACAGCTTCGTAGATTCTTCCCAGTTGCGCAGAGACATCGTAGTGTGAGTACGTAAACTGCGTATACAGGTTGTAACCTATGCCCCATTCAAACTCATGGAGTGTGAAGCTACCTAACTTATTTTTGTCACCACGCTTTGACTGTTGGTCTGCTTCATACAAGGCAGGTAAACGGCGTTTGACCTGCTGCGCTATCCCTAACCCCATTTTGCAGAAACAGTTACAGCCATGAGCAAAGTTTGTTCGGTACTGCTGGGCAACACTAATAGCATTACCCTGCGTCACGTAGAGCATTAGCTGAGTCCTATACCACTTGCCCTATTACAAACCAGGTCGCACTTAGGATCATATTCCTCACGTGGGAACTGTCCATGCCATTCGCCAGAAACCTGAACACCGTTATCAACGATGTCTCGACAACGGGTACATAAGAACGTGCCCGGCGGCAATGCAACTGCTTTTGGACTAGCCAAATCCGTGTCGTCTACGCATCCACATTTATCGCAACAAAATAACATGATCAACTCCTCCGATTAAGTACGCTGTGTCGTATTATAGTACAAAATGAAAAAGGAATGTAGGTGGGGACCGAAGTCCCCTGTTTTTCAATCTGCCAGCAGTTTCTCAACCTGCTCAGCAAACCCTACAGTGGAGAACTGTTGCCCTTCGATATTTACATAACGCAAATCGTTGCGGGTAAGTTGTCCTACCAGCTTAGATGCGTTAGTGTAATCGGCTGGCGTGTATGCGGTATTCTTGCTACCTTCCATGCAGAACTTCTTGAAGGCGACAGTCTGTCCGTTTACAGCGAACTCTTTATACACATCGACAGCGAACTCACAATGAGTTGGTTGATCGGCCGGGTAAAAATAGAAAGCGAGTCCATGGTCATTTTTCTCACTGACGATGGTAGTCAGCTCTAACGACGCCGTGCTATCGGCACTTACCACACCAACCGTGCCAGTATCGATTGTTTTCCAATCGGAGGCTACCGCCGTAGCGGACAGAGACAGAACAACCAGAGCGAGCAGTGATTTAAACATGTTACTTTCTTCCTTATAAGTTAATGGAGTGCGTCTCCAAGTCGTGCTCGGAGAACGTTTAGTGATTTTTCGATATCGGGTGCGGTGGCCAGGTTAAAACAGATGTTCTTCACTGTAAGATGCTCAGCCTCGTTACCCTTTCGAATAGCGAGGTTGCGCAGATTATCTACAGTCATTTCGTTTAACAGCGCTAAGCTGAGTGAGTTAAGGATGTCACCTAATGCATCAACTACAGTAATGGTCTCATCCTTACTCATGCGGGGCCGCTTGACCCCGCTAGGTTTACGCTTATTTCTTTTCTTCGACATGGCGGTTGCCTAAGAGATTATCGAACACTTTGTTCATCTCCAGGTGACGGTTGTCGCGGACACCTTTGTACTTGACGGTGGTCGTAATAGAATCACGATCTTTCGCCACCATAAACTGAGATGAATACTCTTCACCCAATGCGGCAATCTTGTCCATCAGATCCACGAAGTAGAACAGGTGCGATGGCGCTTCCTGTTCGGCGCGATGGTACTCAACCGCAATGTCTTTGTTCAGAGACGGCATGAACGATTTAGAGTTGTAGCTGTGTTTGATGAGTACTTTATCAATTACAGCGTTCCCTTCGTAGTTAGCTATCGTTGACAGTGTGCCCAAGAGAGTCCACTTATACGGACGGAAGCCAGTGAAAGCATTGTCGTCCGGAACCATCAATAGACGGGGCTGGAATACGGACAACTGGTGCCAGAAATCCGAAGCATCGAACTCAGGCAGGCTGTGCAGTGCGGTATAACGCTCGACTGCGGTGTCTTCAATCTGAATCAGCGCTTCGCCGTTTGGATTGTTAACGATATCGACGGTTTCGTTATTGTCCAGCAATGCTTTCATTGACAGCGGTTGAACTGAATCCAGAATGACGTCTACTACTTTCATTTAATGCTCCCTATTTGCCGACACTCGTCAAGCAAGGTTTCAAAGTTGATAGTTTCGTGGGACTTAGTGACGAATGATACTTTGGGTGCCAATGAATCAGCATCGAAGATCAGACCACTTTTAACATGAACATTAGGTCGATAAGTAAAAATCCACCTATCTCCAATGGTAATATATATCCCACGTTTTAATGGAACGTTCCTCGCCCGGTTCGCACCAAACCCAAGTTGGCCATCCTGGTACCAGACGAGTTCATCATTATGGCACTCGGCGTATTTACGCAGGCACATTTTTATTAAGCCTTCACGTCGCCACTTATCAGAATGATCACTCAGCCCAAATAAGGCAACGCCATTCTTGAACACGGCAATAACCACATCGCCGTAAACGTGATAGTCGCGACTGATGGTAACGATTGCGCCGTTAGTCGTTTCCGCAGAGATTTCCTTCAGAGACCCGCACGGCAGCATCGTTAGAGAGGTTGTGCTTTTCGACATTATCTTTTTCCATTTTGACTAACATCGCATACGCCAAGAAAGCGCGGGTTAACATGGCTTCGCGCTGGAAACCGTTGCCGGGAAGGTACGCGGTGGCTGCACGCTGGATGTGCTCAACCAATGGCGTGTTCTCACCCCACCAGGTATAGGCTTCGATACTGGCGTCGAGTTCTTCGTCGGTGAAGATTGCCTTAGGTGAAAGTTCCATCAAGACGCTAAGGTCGTTGAGGTATGCTACCACACCACTATCAGTATAAAGGTGGTCTGGTATCTCCATCAGGCCATTACCCAGGTTTATCAACTTAGCATAAGTCTGGGCACGAACAACTTCACTCTTCAGGACAGTGTAGTTCAGCTCACCTGCGAAAGAGAACTGAACTACATCACCAATCCATGAGCCACGAATATCGAAGCTAAGATCGCGATCTTTAAAACCGATAGCGTCAATCAGTCCGGTTACATAATCACGAACTGGGGTGTTGGCGATGTGGGTCGGTGACATCTCGTAGCTGAGTTCTTTAGACTCGTTGATGATGCCTTGAACCAATTCAACCAGCTTGCGTTGAATCTTTACGTAATCTTCGGTAGTTTCCATTTCTGGTTCCTTAATAGAAAGAGGGCATAAGGGGTACCCAATTAAGGGTACCCCTAGCGGCAGCGTAAGTAATGGAGGAAGAGGATAAGCGCGTGAGGTCGCCTTACTGTAATTGAGGGATTACAGTTTTCTCCATATAATACAGGCTGTTATGTAAACTTTTACAATATGGGGTGTACACAGGACTACGTGTACCGGCCCGTTCGCAGCAAGAATCGATGCCATAGTTCATGGTTGATCTTACCGCAATCGAGTAAGTCGTTCATGACTAGCATCAAGTCACCTGCTGAATGCCGCAGACTATATTTGCGCTGCAAACAATACCCAGCATCGAGTAACCCTGCCAGTCTACGAAGTGGTACCAGCCCTTTCATGTACTCAGGTACAAGCAGGCGACGTATCGCCTTACGCACACGACGTTTAGCAAACAGTCGCCAACTGGGAATGCTGCTATGGATTTCGATAAAGGCTTCTGTAAACTTACCTTCTCTTATTTTGGTTAACACGTTTTCAGCCTGGATATCATTCAGGTCTGTGTTTTCCATTAAAGTCCAATATGCGTCGTTGTGCATTCCTTGGACCTCTGAGTCACGTAACATGGCTCGCCCCCTATTGTTTAGATACCTAATACAGTTTCGATCAGTTCCGGTAGTGGTGTAACAAGGCGCAGTGAGTACTCCTGCGGCTCTTTGGTGTTCTGGGTAGACGTCGTATACCCAATCAGTTCATCCGTAACGCGGCACACAACCACGCTATCGCTTCCGTGAAGATCTTCAAAGCCGTCTGGGAAATAAAGATCCGCAACGGGAATCAAATCAACGTGGTGTGAGGTCAAAGCAGAACCTAACCCTTTGACCAGGTTGATATTCACATCGGCACGCAGAAGGATCGTACGGCCTGCCTTCAGCAACTGCTGATAAACGGCACAGGCATGGTCTGGGTCGTTGAACGACACATCGATGTTGACAGTGAAGGGTTGGATGCGTGCGCTTGAAATAACAGCGCGGACTTCCGGTGGGCGCTGAAGCTCGGCCTGGAAGACCAGTGAATACGCGCTCAGGAAGCGACTACGGAAACTGATCTTGTGGAGGACCTGACTTAACCCAATGGTCATCTCACCTACACATTCCCCATCACGGGTAATCAGTGCGTACTCAGGACGACTCTGATCTTGAATAATACGGTAGCCCGCCAGTGGGCCAACAACCTGCTTCACTGTGGTCGGCAGGTCGGCTTCGCCAGACATTGAGCCTGCACCGAAACCGAACGGCGTGATAACCAATGGACCTTGTTGCTGCATTTTCTAAACCTCTTAAACTATTGGTTTCCAAACCGGTTGTGAGTTTTTACCCTTGTGTTCATAATACGCTGTCAGGCGCATGATTAAAAAGGTAGCATGTTTAATTACTTCGAGTATCTTGTCTTTGGAAATGGCATTGACCAGATCTTTAGCTAACAGATCAATTGGTTTACCTGCATCCTGCCCAAAAGCATTGCTGTCGATAGTCAGATCTTCATCGGTAATACCGGTGGCCTTCAGACGGACTTCGCAATACGAGTTTATGATTTCCAGCTTATCCAAACACAAGCGTACCGTAGATTCTTCTGGGACGCCCATAGCGTCGATTTTTTCACACAGCTTCAAAAGGGTTCTCACCGAATTGAATGTGTGTACGTCAAGATAGTTCACGATCCACCCTCAAGCACACTGAGCGTCGTAGCTAGTCTAATGGTCATCAAACCCGCTAACTGATGCACTCGTAAGAAGTCTTTTGAATTCGTAGCCTTTTTGATATGCTTTTTGAATTCTTCCGCAACCAGGTCTAACGGGTAATCCCGCAAGCCTGCCATATACGCTACCTCAGCCAAACCTTGCGCTGAAGCGATGTTACTACGGGGAAACTCGACATTGGCACTTGCTTCAACCACTGACACCATACACAGCCTTATCATTTCCGGCGTGTAACGCATCAGTGCATCTGCTAAACGTAAGCGAGAGATCATCCCGTCGACGATAGCAATAGATTTTTGTTTGTTCACCTTCTAACTCCTTTTAGCGGTGGCTAAGGCCACCTAAATAGTTGTAGACTCTTAAAGGTCCACACATGCCGTTAGTCACTGTATGACTAACTAAAAGGATAGATACTACGTATCTAGTTTACTAAAGAAATTTCCCTCTTTGTTTGGCGTTTGTTTTGTCGCTCTACCCTTTCGAGTAGAGCTATCGCAATTAAGCATAAAATCACTACTCGGTGGTAAAAGATTACTTCTTCGATGTGTGGTTTTCGAGAATCTCAATAAGCTTAGGGTCGCTAGCTGCAAACTTACCAAGGGTTCTTAGGTTATGGACAAGCTCACTCACTTGGAATGTTTCAATGTCCTTGCCGTAGTAATCGAAAACACCACCATCACGAACACCGCTATTTCGCAGACTACGTGCAGTGTTGCTCGTTAGGATATTATTACGGTAATTATCGATGAAGGTATAGATGCGTACCTCTGCACCGGATAGGAATCTCATGAGATGTTGGGTAGCACGACGAATATCGCGCGGTGGGTTTTTACACACACTGAGATAACCCGCCAGATCACGTAAGGTCATCTTATTGACTTCCTGTGCCTTAAGGCCGGAACAATGACGAAGCCATTCATAGATAACGTTCATGTTACCAATAAGAGATCTGGAGGTGGGTGCGCGCCCCCAGGTACGCACCCTGCTATAAGCATCAGTCCCAACCAAGTGTTCTAAGGTATGGCCAGTGAGTCTCTCCAGAACCACATCGCCTTCCTCAAAGCGACCGTTGATAACATACTCCATAAAGCATAGAAGCTCCACGAAGTAGCCATTAGCACAAAGTACAAGTTTAGAAGTAACGGCCAGGACATCCGGCGTGAATGTCCATGGTTTCGGTACCGACTCGTACGTTAACCCGACGTTTTGCATGGCGCGCTCGATCTTATCGACCTCGCTCACATTTGCGGGAACGGGCCACCAGTATATATCGGGGTCTGATAGACTACCTGCCTGTAGGTTTATGTTTACCCCACCCGGCTTACGGTCAACGACTTCGATGTCCAAAGCATAGATCTCACCAGGATCATCTACTTCGACAGCTTCTGTAAAGTTAGTCTCCGGTTCATTGAACGGAAATAACTCAGCGCCCACAGTAACAACTACCCAGTCGTCCTGGGTAGTCGCTGGAGTTACGATAACGTCAGCGGGTGTAGTTTGCACAGTTGGCGCATCCGTTTGTGTCGGCTCAACTGGTTCCACTGACTCATCAGCAGTTTCTTCAGACGCAGAATCGAAAACGTTGGTAACATACAGCACAATACCCGCTGCTGCTGCCAGTACCGCAAGCCCGATCGTGGACCCTACAAGCAGTTTATTCACACTTCACCTCCTAGGGCATATGGTATATTGAGTGCCTTACAAACCGCGATCAGATATTCCACCAACAGATGTCGGTGACAGAACTTACCAGCCTTGCAGTAGCAAGCAATGGCAATCTTATCCTTAGATAGCAGAGCAAGCCACTGGTCTTTGTGTTGCACAAAAGACTGGCGCATTAAGTGGTGATAGGCTACGGTGTACGCAGCTTCCGAAATCGTTCCGTCCTTGACACCCATTACGATGTCCCAGGTTGGTGCGAATTCCGACATACCGTCTTTTACGGTAGTGTTGATTAACTCTATCCCCAGTTCTTTACACTTTCTCCACTGTGCAATCTGCACTGTGTAGATCGTTACCATTCAGATACGTCCGGTTCGTTTGGATCAGTGAATGGGCGGGTGAAATCACTTGCACCCTCAACCTGAGTTTCGATGTACGCCATGCGGTCATCGATGTCAGGGAATCGCTCAGAAAGTTCGCGATGGTATTCTTCAGCTTCACGGCACATATTTTCTACCTCTTTGAAAATAAGTAATTTTTTACTTATTGAGTTTATTCTATGAGAGAAATGCTCTCAATGGTTAACGCAACAGTCATGCAGCCTCAGATGAGTGCAGCAATGCAGATGTTGACCAGATGTAGGGGGCGGCTCCTGTGATCATTGCCTGATAACAGGCGCTTGAGATATCGGGAAGCCGCCGCCACACGAAGACAAACGGGGAGCACCTTCGGGTGTTCCTCTTATGCCTTCACTCTAATAATGTGTATCTGTAAATACACTGAGCCTGAGGAGGGCATATGCGAGTACTGTGGTACTTAAGTTGGTTCCCACTTGCCATAGTGGCAGTGGTCGTGGGGTTGCTTGCATACCCCTTGGTTCCCATAGCAGTTCTTTTACGTAAGAACGAGAAACTGCCGTGGTATTTCTGGTGGCTGGAAACGTACGATAACCCGATTTACGGTGAACCGTCTCATATCCGGCGATGGCAATCGTTTGTCTCGGCTCATCCGTTGATTGGTCCATATGTACAACGGGTCGCCTGGCTTTGGCGCAACAAAGCGTATAACTTTGATTACTGGATTTGTGGTCGCGACTACGGGGCACCTTTCCGATTGTGGGGGAATCCACACACGGAGTCGGGCTACCCTAGCGCCGTTCCCGGATACGTATTCATAACTACTCCCAAGACCTGGTGTCTGTTCGCATTCCTCCCTCTGCTTACCATAGGTAGCTATCGTTATTACTTACGATTGTATCTGGGGTGGAAAACCAAAAAGCTGGGTACGTACCCCACGGCTAACGAACACGCGATGTTGGCCAGCCACATCAATCCGTTCAGACGGATAAAAATAAAATAGCGCATAGTTACCCTCTACCCCGCAAAGGGTAGAGGGTTTTATGCCGTTAGAACTCTGATGCCCGCAGGTCAGCAAGGAGCTTATCGTAATCGTTGGTTTCTTCGAAACTGTCCAGGATATCCAACAGTCCAACCGGGAAATCACGAAGACCTTCTGGGAATGCACACGCTAAAGTCAGTATGTTATCGCGACGCTCTTTTTCATCACCATAGGTCTCAACGTTCCACAGTACAATGGATGCAGCATTGATCGCATTGAAGACGTCATGACTGAAGTTATGTTCGTTACCCTGGAGTTCCAACAGACCAGCAATATTAATAGCTGTAAAGCCCTCTGACGCCTTGAACTGTTTAGCCAGGGCAAAGACCTTATCGTTGATCTTACACAGCGTGCGTGCCGATACAAGCTGCCGTGGAGTAACAAACACATTGAAGTGACGACGATCATCACCGCGAGTGAAACGTGGATACGTACCACCATCCATTGGCCGACGAACAGTACCTGTGATCAGTCTTGGTACCGCAGTATCGGACATGTTGTCAGCGGTAACACGACGGGTGATGAAGGTGTTCATCTTCTCTAACAGTTCAGTCCACTGGTTCTTGAACTCGTCAGGGAATTCACAGGACGGGAACATTACGCTATCCAGAGTACCATCGTAGTTAGCCACTACCCAGTTACCCGCCAACAGGATGGAGCGAGCACAGGTTTGACAACGACGGTAGTGTTCTGCTTCTTCTGTATCTGGTAGCAGAGTATAGAAGTAGTGCAGGATAGCTTTAGTATCTACACCTACGGTACAATAAGGAAGCTGAATGCCCTCTTCGTCCGTATCCCACATCGCCATCTGTCCCTGCATGATAATAGCGTGCAGTTCGTCAGGGCCAACTGATGTGATTTTATTCTGTTCGTTCATTTTGATTCCTTAAGGGCAAAAGTGGGAGGCCGAAGCCTCCCTGTGTTTGTTAAGCAAAAGGCACAGACGTGGGCAGATTCTCAAATTCCCACGCACCACGATACTTATCGCGAGTAACGCGCAGTGCATCGATTGACAGAACAACGTCCGCTTCCATGGTGTGTGGAATGTGGTGCGGTTCCATCATGAAGCAGTGCGGCTGACAGGCCAGAATACCGATAGCCACTTTATTCTCTTCAACTGCACGAGTGCGGTGGTTGCGAACCATAGAACGATCGCTCGCCGCGTTATAGAAGATAAAGTCCGGAGACTCGTTGTCACCCCAATCGAGATTACGATCCAACCATGCCGTAATGTCTTGCAGTTTGTACTGACCAGCATTGAATGCAACCAGTAACAGATTGCCCGGAATAAGGCCGAGTTCATCAGGGATCAGTTCTTTGAGAACCGGAGATGAGAACACCGCCGCTGGTGCTGGTCGCACATACGGCTCGAGCGCTTCTTCTACTTCAGCGGGTTCAGTGAAGTTAACCGCAGTCGCGTCTGCCACCTGGAACTGTTGTTCGCCGGTACGACCTTTGATTACATCAACCAGAGTAGTACCTTGGGCGTCCAGTTCAGAATCCAGCAGAGTGATCGGATCTTCTGACTTCTCTTTAGCTGTAATTTCCAAACCGTGTTCTTTCGCCATGTCTACCATAGCGTCTTCAGCTGTGACGACATCACCATCGCCAACTAACCCGGACTCAACCTGCATAGGTTGCACACGACCATATGCCTGTTCCAAAGGCACAACACTGGATGTCGGAGTAGACAGAGCAATGGTGCGAGTTTCGAAAGGTACGTCGTTGACCTTACGCTTCAACTCTTCCCACTTTTCCATACCGCCGAATGCTTCGATCTGTTCAGCAGTGGGTTCGTCATCGGGCAGACGTAGTTTACCCGCTTCAGCGTCAGCCTGGAAACGCGCGAATGCTTCAGGATCGATAGAGTATCCCTCAGGTGGCGTACCCGCCTCAGGAACTTTACCTACAGCTGCCGCTGGGATAGACAGGGTTTCATCAGTAGTCTGACTTTCGTCGGTGACTGTTGCTGAAACGTTAGCTGGTTTCTTACTTTTATTTTTCTTCGCCATTTGATACCTCACAACTTTCTGTATGTGTACCGAAGGTGGACATCACTTCCACCATGTGTGCTGTTACTACCGGAAGTGCCCCCTCAGGCACCGTGTCAGTTAACACCATGTCTTCACCTACCAGACCAAGTGATACCAACATATACCGGCTATCGGGACCACGCGCGCGTCCAATACTGAACTGCGCTATCTGCTCACCCACCATAACCACCTACCTTATCGACAATCCAGTCTGGACTGATCACTTCACCTTCGACGTCACCGTCTTCGGTATCTTTATATTCAATATTCAAATCAGCGCTACGCCAGAACACTGTGCCCGGGTGTAACACCAATCCATTCCCACAAAAACCAATGCCCGCTTCAGAATAGAAGATCTCTTCAATCTGAGGGATGCGTTCACTGAGTTTATCGTAATAGTCCTCATTAGGCGGAGACCACGCCGTGTCAAAGTCAACGAAGACCTTGCCATTATTTTCGTCCACCCCAACATGAAACGTAAAACCTGGCCACTTAGTTCCATACTTAGAAACATAGCTACCGTAGGACGAATCGAGTGACCCCAACCGACCTAGACGCAATGGGTTATCTGGCTCTGGTGCCTTCATGTGTCCATTGAAGCCGTTGATCTCCGGCAATACGTCTGGCGGGATAGTTTCAAACATGTCGTGATAACCATCTGGCGCAGACAGTTCTTTAACCTGAGTGGCGACCTCTTCACCTTTACGGTAGTAGTGGTTAAGCCAGTCGAAGTAGCGATCATTGATCGAAGGATATTCGCTGAAGCTACTGTTACCGATCGAGTAGTCAAAGAACACTTCTTTGAATAGATCCATACTTTGCTTCCAGGACTCAGACGCAGCGACACATTCAATTAATGTATCTACTGTATCGAAGAACTGACGACTACTGGCAAAGGCAACCAGGCGAGTGAGTTTGTCAGTGTCAAACACCCCCTTCAATTCCAACACCAGATCAGACGCTTCATGGTCTACTGGTTTATTGAAGTCAATACGCGCACCACCGTGCTTAGTCATCCAGGTTAACGGGGCATGACCATAGCACTCACCGCGTACACGAATCACACCAGAGAATACCAGCAGGAATAATGCACGGGCTGAGTGAACCCCGTGCGCTAACAGTTCAGTGAACCCCGTAGAGTCCATGGCCTGAATAGCATCCTCCTTCGTCATACCCGGTTTGAGATAGATACGATTGGAACACCAATTTGGCATCGTTGTCCTCCTACGTACCTGAGGTACGATTTAGAATGTGGGTGTGCAGCAGATCGACCAAGTCAGTTGCCTCTTCCAACAACTCACAACGAATGAGCAACTTGTCAATCTTCGGATGGTCGGTTATATCAAATTCAATAACAGGCTGTTTGCCGCGCAGTGTCAGTTTGTTAAATGCACGAATGCCGTTAACCATTGAGAATTTTAGTAGGGTCGTTCTGGCTGTTCCCTGTACCACCATAACTGGATTAGAGTGTCGGCTGATCATGACCTCATAATCCGCACCCAGTGCAGTGAACGGCATTGGTGATGCGCCTAACACCGCACCGGGGGTAATTGCGTTTACATCCATACCGCGTCCTTACTTTTTCAGAGACAGCAACCAATCGCACATATGCTCACGCATTGCACGGTGGCCGTAGCCTGGTTCACTAAATGTATCTTTGTGACCTGGGAACGTGAGAATCTGCTTACCGTTTTCGTAGCTGACCGTGATGTTGCAGCGCTTGATGATTTCCCACACCCAGAACTCATCATTGTACGGATTGAAGTTCCGTTCAGGATGTTGGTAGCTAACGTAAATCTCTTTCCCACTGGAGTCACGTTCCCAGTGACAGTCGGTAAAGCGACACAGCGCAGCCAATGCTTCGATCTTCCTCTGATCACGCCCGCGTTCTTTAACCACCCGCACACCGGTAGTTATTCTTTCTTCCTGCTCGACTAGCAGAGCAACGATGGATAGCTCAAGCTGAGGTTCAATCGGAAGACGAGCTTTCAGTGGGCGATAACCACGTTTAGTTTTATGCCAAATACCGATGGGTCGAATGGCGACTTCGGAACCACGATCTGAGTCCAGCGTAAACCCAATCGAAACCAGTTTTTCGTATGTCGACAGTTGCTCGATTTCAATTACGCTAACTTGCAGCGCCGCTGAAACGTATTCAAAACCAGGAGGTAGTCCTACGGGCAGATCGTCTTTAGCGTCACGGGTGAACATGATCGGGTGATTACTCGGACCCAGTGTGATTTTACCGTAAGCAAGAATAGACTGCTTAGCATCAACGTTCGTTAACATTCTCGTTCCTTATTTCAGTAGTTGTTCGTTACATTAGGGTAATGTATATTTAAAAACAGAAAGAAAAAGAGGCAGTATAAAACCCCCACCTTTCGGCAGGGGTTGTTTGTTACGCTTTGTCGTTCAGGAGTTCTGAGATGACGTGCGGTGTGATTGCTACAGCATATGGATGGATGTCCATCTGATGACGATAGGCGATCAGCGTCATGCGCTCACACTTGTGCACCCAGCTCTCTGAATGGAAATGACAGAGCATGTTCAGCAGTGAGTAGTGGTTGAGGTTCGCCAGTCCAGTTTCGTTGATGTAGTCATCCAGTTCTTCACCCACCGCCAGCAGACGGAAGTCTTTAGGGTAGTGCTGAAGGATGTCGTTGACAGCGTCACGCAGGAACGGGAAAGGAATCAGTGGAACATTAGGATCGCCTTTCACCAACCAGGACAGGAAACTATGTTCGATACGCGCTGCCACCTGGTCGTACTCGTTAGAGCCTTCCCAGCATGCGGTGACCAGATTGTTTTCGATCAGCCACTTACTCACACACCCGATAAAGGTCGGTACCTCAGAGGCCGCATACGCAACATCTTTGTCGAACAACCATTCAACTGTACCATCGCCGGTACGAAGAACCCAACCGATAACAGTTCCTTCGAACATATCCGATTCGATTGGGAGAGCCAGACTTTTCGTGAGGTCTGGGTTATAGATCAACTTGATGTAATTCTTTGTCATTTCGGTTCCTTAGTAATAATGATTTTTTTGAAGTTAGCTTCTGCACTTTTGAACTTAGTGCGGGCAGCAACGTACTCGGCGTATGTCGCAGCATCGGAGTGACTATCGGGTCGGATACCGATTACTTCAGCAACCTTTAACGCGATCTCAGTCGATGCGGGGGACATATCACCCAGCGCCTGAGTAACATAATAACGCACGGGCATAACTTCGGTCGGAGTGCTATTGATATACACATGGTCGATATGCTCTGCTAATGCAGCTATAATACCGGTTGGTGATTTGGTTACGCCGTATGCCACCAGGAGTTGCAGTTTCTCTTCGACGGTAAGTAAAGACACCACGGCGATACGCAGAAACATGATAGGGTTGTTGTGTGTCCCGACACTGACGTTACTGTTGTGTAACACCGCCATTGCCACAGCAAGGTTATTCCCTTGGTACGTATCGGCCTTCCATACGAATTCACCATCGTAGCGAACTTCCCCACGCATGACCGCCTCGTCGAACAGGTTCCAATCGAAGTCATTAATCACACGTGCTACGTTGGGTATGCGAACTCGCATACCACGAGTTTCAGCGACTATCTTGTCGACAAGAGCCAGACGAGCCGTCATCAGCTTATTATCGATGTTAGTAGTTCCGTTGGCCATTTTGCTCTCCGAGTGCCTGGTAAAGATTAGTAAGTGCAGCATGGTGAGATTGAATCTCATTCATGATGGCGGGGGTAGACATATTAGCAATGCGACCCTTTTCGTTGATGTACTTATTGAACTCGTTGCTCAATGCACCGACGATGTCCGGACAGAAAGGGGCGAACTTCCGACCAACCAGGTCTGTTATATTCACATCCCACGGACGAGTTGGGTTTTCAGCTAAGACATAATCCCCTATCATCTTAGCAACCGCAACTGGATTGCCGTTGTGCATCCGTAGCAGCCAGTGCGCACGCGCATTAACATCTACCGCCATGAAGACAGGGTTTCTTAATGCTTCAGCGAAAGTGAGATATTGCGGAATTAGTGCGGCACGAATGGCATCCATTTTGTTATCATCAACCAACAGCTCAAGAATACGAGGATAATCTTTAAACACACTTGGCGATGATTGCTTAGGAAAGATGGAGAACGACGAGAGTTCTTCTCTGCTGTTGCGGTCAGATGCAGACAACACGAATAATTTCCCGTTGAAGAATTTACCCTTCTCGGTGCAGCCAGTGAGGTCGGAGATAGCTGTGGCGAAGTGGAACATGTGGACCGGAACGCCGATAGCATAGAGCGCCACAACAAACGCTTCCTCGGGGAGTAACTCTTTGAGAAACTTACCGCCCGCCATTGGGTTAAACTTAGGTGCTGCATTTTCGTTTTCGTTATAGCTAACCATGATTCTAATCCTTATTAAAAAGTTAGTGGTTGAATAGGGGGTCAACTGACCCCTACTACATTACGACCTGATCAGCGTCAGAAGCAACATGTTCTCTGACAACCAACCGTCAGGTGACTCGTCGAATTCAGATTCAACTGCTTCACGGAAACGATCCCACTGTTGCATAACCGCAGACCCGGCTTTCTCTTCTGTGATAGACCGCTCGAGGTCAGCGAACAATACCGCCACCTGATCTTCGTCCAGCGCCATGCACTGACCCAGCACCATCGTTTCAATCAGACTGGTGAGGTCATTATCCGCGTCTTCGTCAATCCACACGCCAGTAACGCCAGCGAACGCATGATCGAACTCAAGCTCTTCGACTTCAATCGGGTTGGTGGTGTCGAACTGGCTACGCATTTCTTCGGTAGGTGTGACGGCGTAAAGCGAAATGATAGTTTTCATTTTTATTCCTTGTTAAAGTGGGGGAGTTCTTGGTCACAGGCTTCTAACTGTGATCTTAATGCATCAATCTCATTCTGGAGCTGATCGATGGTGAAATCGCGAAATGCTAACTCGGCAGCAATCTTGGACTTGCTATCCAACTGCTCTCCGGTCATCGCCATGACGTGACGCATGTAGTAGCCGCCAACATTATCCAGTTCTTCGATATCACGAGTTTCGTAATTATTGGTTACTGACATATTACCCTCTCTTATAAACGACGAGTGAATACAGGTACCTCACCGCCCTGGCCGTGGAGTCGACTGACATAATCAGCGCCACTTTCAATTGTTATTTCTGAACTACCATCGTCTAACACAATGCGATAGTGCAGCCCTACAGTTTCAGCGACTAACAGCAATGTACCAAGCGTTGCGTAACCACCCACCACACCCGCAATCGCAGATGCAGATAACCCAGTGTACTCCGCCAGTATCGGTCTGGGGAGCTTTCGGGTAATATGTGGCATGGCTATACGTAGTGCCAACGTTAACTCGGTACGACCTTTGTCAAACGGATTGCTGATTGCTCGCATACGTCCCCCTACAGCCTTCTTACGTGAATGCCTTTCTCACGAGATTCTTTGGCCAACTTCTTTTCAATGCGCACGCAATTTCCACGACTGACACCACGCGTTTCAAAATCGAAGTCTCGCAATTTACGAGTGTACTGCTCTTCGAATTCGCCGAAGTGGTAGTGGGTTTGTGGCCAGACGCCTGTTGGTTCTACCGGTAGAGTCAGGGAACGCAATGGAAGATGGCGAGCCAATTTAGCCCGATAGTCGTATCTTCTATTTGTGCGCCACTGTTTGGTATCACCATCACGGTACCACTTCTTGCGGTTAGCGACGACGTACTCAGGTGGTGTGACACCGAACCGCTCGTAGAAGAATTCAATCAGCAACTGGGCATGCCACAGCTGACCTTGGAAGTAACCAGAGTTATCTTCCTTAGAGGAAATCGTCGCACCCATTGTACTACTGTTGTAGTGTACATCTGAAAGCAACCACTCTTCACTAGGACAACGTGAGTAGCCCTGTGGGAACATCGTGTCGTAGTCCACACCATCTACCCGCAGCCACATGTGGAGACAATGAGAATGCCATTCAACCCGCTTAGGATCGTAGTCGTAGCCGTGGATAAGAATGTTACCCACAGCCATCGCTGCCATACCACAGAAACCAGTGTTAATGCGATAGATGGCTTTCTTACGGTCACGGGTACGTGTAATGACCTGGAACAAATCGACAAAGTCGTTAAGTAATTGACCTACCAGTTTATCGGACATAGCTCTTCCAGTGTTTGGGGTAGTCACCCACCCCATTGGTTTTATTTACCAGCGAATACCCACGTGACATTACCAGCCACGTTAATAGCATCGGCGTACTTCAGGGACGGACAGTCTACGAACTTAATGTAGAGGCTCTGTCCTTTGTTCAGCGTGATCGGTAGTGTGGGGACCACATCGTCGCTTTCGATCTGAACTAGACACGATGGGGAGCTGGCGCGTATATCTTTCAGCGCCAGACCATCTTCTTTACTGGTGAATGTCAGTTTAGCGTTGGTGTTACCCTGCTCAATGACATTAACGATGCCGGAGATTTTGAAATCCGGCGGTGTCTCAGCGTTGGCAGTTGCCACAGTGCAGAGTGAGAGAGAAACAAGTGCAGCCATTAAAATCTTTTTCATTTGACATCCCGTGTTAAGTTAAAAAGGCGGCTAATGTTAGCCGACGCTCACATCGCCAGCGGTACCCACTTTCAGGTCGCCAGTCAGTGTATTGAAAATGACGTTACGACCAACGATCAATAAATCGTACTTATCGTTTTCAAACGACAATGAGCCTTCACGTACATCATCGTCCATACTGCGATGGTGATTGGCCAACAGATACCAGGCACGCGGATTAGTACCGTAATTGAGACACCAAGCCTTCAGTGCGTTATAGCAATCACCCGAACTGTTGCTCGTCTCAAACAGAACATCACGAACTGTGTCAGTCTCAGACAACATGAGCTGGAAGCCGCGATAAAGGATATCGTGCTCGTCGCCACCGAAGATGTCTTCGCCACCAAGCAGTGCTTCGATATCACTATTCTCATCTTCTTCCGGCAGGGTAATTTGAGTGATGGCTTCTGTATCACCCGGTCCCCATGCGGCCAACAGTGCAAAGGTTTCGGCCAGCCATTGGTCGTCGCCCTGATACACGGCAGTTACAGGCAACCAGTTGGTCACAGAGGTATTTTCCTCCAGCCAGAATTTGGTGTTACCCAAATCTTCGAGTGTCACCTTACCTTCTGGATCTTTGGTCAGCAGTACGCCGCTTGCAAGAAAACGAAGTGGTGGTGTGGTACCACGTGCTTCTACCAACATCAGTTTACTGAACGCGAACTCTGGAACGCGACCTAAGTTCTGTTCTGTAATAACGCCGTTGGTAATTTGAAAGTGGTTGCGAATGCCGCAGGCGTCGCAGTACCAAGCGGTGCTAAAACCAACACACTCAACCAGGTGGTCGATACTCCCGACATCACCGCCACATTTGATACAACAGAGGATGGTTTTTGATTCGACACGAGTTTTGATAGTCACGACGTTATCCTTTATTACCAATGGACCACTCAGAATTACCTTGATTGGTATAAACCTGAGCATCCACCATGTTGGGACAGTTGAAGAAATCAACCGTTACAGATTCCCCATACTTTAACGTGACGGGGAATGGGCGTTTACCCGTAATGGGATGGACGCCTACACGACAATGATCACGGTTCATTGTAACCTTCTGGATGACGAGATTATCAGTCGCACTGACAATCGTTACTTCATTCCAGCTGTTATAAGAACCAGAGCGGACTTCGACACTCAGCCGGTAGGGTGTAGCTGCGTTGGCTACCAAACTGCCGGTGAGTAAAACGGATGCAATAGTCAGTGCATTAAAAAGCTTTTTCATTTTACCCTCCTACGGGCATAAGTGGGAACCGAAGTCCCCACCTGGTTATTTTAAAGATTCAAGCTCGACACACAACTGTACGTGCTCTTGTTTATTATTGGCGAGTGCCTCTCTAATGACCTCGCTTCTTGCGTTGCGATAGGCCACTGATGCGAAGTTAATGATGGACTGATAGTCAGTATTGACCTCGGATACCGTCATACCGAACAACTTGGTTAAGTTGAGGTTCGCGGTAGCCACCGGGACAGCCACCGCTTGAGATGGATCAATCGCAATTTCTTTTGCCACAGCATGACAAACTTCAACTTTGTTCAGATTGGCATAACGACCGAACGCGATCAAAGCAAGATGTGGACTCATCGCACGACCTGGACCAGCGTGGTGAAAGAACCCGTGTACTGTCGGTGGAACAGGCAGGGCATTCCAGCGTCCAACCAGATCGTTCCACATCCGTTCTGACGTCAGAAGTGAAGTGTCCTGGTGTTCTGGCAGCCAGACTAACCCATCGCAGGTAAAAATCTGACCCCCGTCAACGTGCCGATAAAAATCTTCCCATGCTTTAGGGTGGGTAAGGGCGTTTCTTGCGAAAGTGTCAAAGCGAACTTTACCGCCGGTGAACTTAGCAGCATTCGCGAGCGATTCTAATACCATGAGGCGCAGTGGTGCATTCGACATCTGATGTCCTTAGCCGTGGAGCGATTGAGTGTAGTGTTGGCCGTAGCGAACGCGCCGGGTAAGTCCTTTACGCATGCAGTACCCGATAGGTTCTTCAACCTCGGTATGGGTGACAGTCACTCCATCATCACGAGTCATTAGAATGCGGTAATTCAGATCGATGGCGTCTGCGATAGTCATGGCTGTGTCAAGCGTATAACCAGTTTCATGACCGTTCTTTATTCTGCTGAGCAAACTAGCGCTGCAACCTATCTCTCTGGATAGCGAGGCCAGGGTTCTTCTGTTCTTCATGTGCATTGCCAAAATATAGCTCAGGCTAATAACTAATAACTGCTTTGCATTCAGAACGGAACTGTGAGAATAGCGTTTAGACATAGTGTACTCCTTTTGAGATTAAGTTGGGGGTAGTTGCCTACCCCCAATGGTTTACTTACAGATACTTCTTGATGTCCACAACTTCAAACATCGGTGTGGTCAGAATAACCTGATGGACAAAGCCATTCTGATCTGGTTTGTTCAGGGTAGTGAAACGAGCGTTGCCCTGGAAGTTGACCGAGGTAGACAACCCACCAACCCAGACGTCATTAAGCCCGGTGGTCGGCATGGAAGACAGTGTGACGGAAAGAATAGCCTCCATCACACGCTGGTCCGTTATAGCAATCGGTTTCCAGACATTGCCCTTCAATACATACAGGTTCCCGATATCGAACAGCGCAGTCTTCAGCAGATGCTCTGGTGTATCACCAAGGAAACGTACGACCAGTTTTTCTGTGCCATCACTTAAAACAACTTCACTGAAGAAGCTATTGGACACAGGTCGAACGGAGAGGGTGGGACGTGACGCGTTAAACGCATTGTAGTTATCCCAGCACGACGTAGGTCCACGATATGGACTGCATGCGTGTTGGATGTCGAGGTTGCCCGCAGGGGTGCCGTATGTCTGGTGGAAAGCGGTGTTCTGAGGACTGGCGTATACATTGGCATTTGCTGCGTTGGGATGTAGGATGATCAGGGTACCCAGAAGTTTACCCATCTCTTCCAAAGATGGCATAACGGTTGACTGTGGAACATAGTGGGTCACGCCGCGCTGACCTGAGTCGACGAGAACACCGATGGTGCTTTCCTGTTGGTCGTAACCCATGACCATTTTAACCGTGCTCTCACCTTTATCGTTCATCGAGTAGATACGTACATGAATCAGCTGGCCGGTCTGCGTTTGGAAAGCGTTGTCTAACACGACCATAGGTTCCGGGCGAGTAGTACGAGCTTCACGTTCCTCCTGCGGGATACCGTCAGAGAAATGTGTATCCATCCAGACTTCAGCGCCAATGATTTTAGCGATGCCTTCGGTGGATAACACAACTGCCCTGTCGGGAAGATACTGGAATGACAGATCGCCAGAACGACCAGAACTAATGCCGCGCTGACTCTGATAGTAACCGCTGTTAGACGTACAGTGCAGGCGACCGATGCGTTGCCATTCGCCATCTTCAAGTTGCTTTTCGACCTGGAGTACGATGTTATCGTAAACACCCAGGCGATGGGTATCGAGTTGGTTTAACACGCGAATGTTAGCGGTGCCGCGATTGCGATGCGTGGCGCAGCTACCGACTGCAACAACCGGATCGACCTTCTCACCTTCTGCATTCAGACCACTAAGTACCTGTATGGCTGCCTGAGTTTCGTCATCCACGATTTCCCAACGATGCACGACGTCACTATTGCCAAATACGTGACCAACGAAATTGACCATCGGTATCAGGCAGTGATCACCCACTGTCAGTGGTGTGGGTTTACACGCAAGGTTTGAATGCGCATAGATCGTGCCTAAGCGATCGATCAGGTTGACATCAATCCAGCAGTAGTTGGTATCCTCTGGCGGATTTAGCTGAACAATGAAAGTGCTACCGTTGTGTGCCAAACGATAACGACTGTCCGGATTGACAATGCTATCTTTGCCTTTAAGATATTCACCCACACTCTCCAGGATATCTTTCTTAACAGTCTGCGCCAGCTCAATTTGCTCCAGGAACTGAACTTCGTGCTCAGGACCCAGGGTCGCCAGTTTAATCAGACGATCGTTACCCACACGACCGTTACGCACTACCCAAATACCATCAGTACGCAGAATGACTGGCCACGCTTCTTCACGAGAGGAAGTGTTAAGACGTTTAACACCATGACGATAAGCTTCTTTTACACGAGTAAGTAACATAGTTTTAATTCCTTGTATTAGTGGATGTAAGGCATGAGGCTGATGCCTTGTAGAAAACACCAGCCCGATACCCTCAAGCTGGGTTGATTAATGCAGTTTGCTACGACCACACACGCTGGTGTAAGTCTGTTTGGTGCACACTTCTTTCTCTTCTGAATCCTGACCCATCATCAGCTGTTCAACCATCATGCGAACAGAACCGCTTGAAGACAGAGCCAGTTCGGCACCGTTAACAAAACCGCGCGCTGGATAGTCAGCAGCAGAAACGTCTACAGAGATACCGCTTTCAGTAGCAAAGCGCTGTGCAGCTTCTGGAGTAGCGAACAGAACGTCGTTGCCAGAAACCCAAGTGTTTTTAGTAGTTGAAGTAAACATAGTCTTATTTCCTTTTTGCAGGTGAATTATGAGCACTATTGCTCTTAGTTATCAATACGGTTATATATATCTGAAATTTTACTGATTCAGTGCAAACGCCTTTAAATCACGAATCAGACAGTACGTGAAATGGTCCAGTGGAAGGTCACGGTAACAGCGATCAAAGGTCTCAAAATCCTCATCGTTCTCTGGTAAGAAGATCTCGTCCTGAACGCCGTTACTGATTGCCCACTCTAACTGGTAGATGTCATCTGTACCTTCGAGGTTCAAGGTATCGTAGAACTTACCCTTATACTCCAATACGCAATGTAGTGGATACTCCGCGAACAGATCACCACCACAGCTTGCTAGCAGACAAAGATAATTGTGCTTAACCTCTGGCATGACCACACGAATAGCCTTAGCCAACTGATAGCAGATACCACTACCCTCAATCATAACGCCGTCACTTCTTTCCCGTGCTTGGTTAATCCAGTCTATCGGGTCTACACGCTCTGGGTAATACTTGGTGTAGTAGTCGATAACAAACTCTAATGCCTTAGTGACAGTTAACATCTTTTGATTCCTTTAAATAGAGAGACGGCATAAAACGAAACCCCACCCAAAAGGCAGAGTTTCGATTCGCGACGAATTTTTAGAGGAGTATACTCCTCGGTTTGTTGTTTCACTCTTAGAAGGGATTACTACTGACTAAGAGTATATACTCTGTCGGTATATACTCTCTATACTACTTTCTATAGTATATATATTTATGCTTCGCATAGCCCCCTCCTTATTCCTCCCCCATTGCTGAGATTGGACATATAATAAGTACAGTTCAGATAATTAAAAACTAAAAATAAAAGAGAGTAAAGAGGAGGGACACTAGTCCCTCCGTACTATGCTGCTACACTGAGAACTTAGACTTAGTTAATGATGAAAGTAAATCACGCATCGGGGTGATATCATCGAATGGTACGTTCACGCTGAAGGCGACACTTCCCTGCTCAGGGCTATCGACCAAGTCAATCGCAGAGCGGAAAGTAACCAGACGAGTAAACTTGTTGAAGCGCTGAGTGACCTCCCAACCTTCGTAGTCTTTAGTCGTCCAGGTTCCTGATTTATCCCAACCCAACTCATCCACTGTAGTCGATAACAGAGCCGCACGAACGGCAGCAATGTTATCTTTGGTAATGCCATGGATATCAGTGTTCATCGCAACAACCTGACGAACTAATTCCATGATGCCCATGCCGTCACCAATCACTAATGCGAATTCACCATCGTGTATGTGAACCAACGCGTAGTTCGATGCCCGATTACGACCGATCTGCTCAGGGTTTAAGTTTGTGTTGACAGTAGGTTCCAAACGCCCATCTGTTACCAGGTGTGCATCAGGATACGACTCCTTCAATAGTGCCATTTTATTGGACAGCTCGATGCGACGGAAATCGTCTGAACCCAACATGATAGGCAACCACGCCCTGTCTACAGCCGATACACCTGAAGAGATGCGCCCGCCGATGGGGTCTATACCTACTGTAACACTACGACGAGGCTTAGCTTGCACCTGAAGGTACATGCAGTGGTTCTCAAAACGCCATCCGTTCAACAACGCAACCAACGCCTTGGTGCGAATGTAACTTTTGGCTGGCTCGGTCAGTTTACGCTTATCCCAATGCACCGGAGTGATAATGGCTACGAGGCTACCTACCGCAACTTCCAGGTATGCGGGGATCATATACTGAGTCCGTAACCGGAAACGCACAACTGGCATTGACAGATTAACACCGAACCCATCGAAATCGTAGTGTTCAACGGTTTCTGGCTTTACGCCGTACGGTTGGTTAGAGAAATGGGCACCGTCGTTATAAAGAGAGATTGTGGTCATTGTGGTTCCTTAAGGAGTAAAAGTAGAGTCACGAAAACGTTCGAGCATCTCTTCGCCGGAAAGCATATTGTGGATAGCTTCACCGGGCTTCTCAGTGAGGTTATCCATACCGGTGAAACGCTCAAAGCGTTCTGGTGCTTTAACGACATGCCAGCCGTAGCGATAGTTATGTTTGATAAAAGACAGTGGGCGACGATCGTAGGTATAGACCGGCTTTAATGTCCAGACTCCACCTGCGTGCCGAATGCGTTTGTGCTCACCCTCAGGGTACACGGTATACTCACGTGGATAACCCATAAGCAATTCCGTCAGTTTGTACCAACCCATACGCACCCAATACTCAAAACGCTCGTTGTACTTCATCTGTGTTCCTTAGAATAGGTTTTCACTCTGGAGTCCGAAGTCCAATAATGGTTCGTCACGCCAGAGTCCGATTTGTCCTGCTTCAGTAGCAACTACAGCTGCCTCTTCGCGAGTCATCCATTTACGCTCATTACAGATGAACCCTTCTTCCATGGGTGTGGTGATGTCAGCATCGGTAATGCCTGCTGCATCCATCTGTGCTCGCATGATGTCGTCGAAGTGACGGATGCCAACATAAATGACGTCCTTCCATCTTACAGCCGGTGCTACCACAACTCTACAGCGTGCTTTACTTGACAAAGCGTTTCAGCCCCTCATTCAGTTTAGACATCAACGCAACGTCGTTAGTGATCGCAGCGTTAGCGCTATTGATAGAAATCTGCGCAACAGAGATCTGTGCCTGGTTCGTAGCGATGCGACCCAAGCAGTCACCCATCTGTTTCTGGATATCAGCCAGACTGGTGGTTGAGATACCTTCGTCCGTAAACGCGTAGATGCCGGTATCGAGCGACTGCTGTTCAGCGCCCCCTTCCGTAGTACGATTCACTCCAGCAACAAAAGCATCTACTGGTAAGATAGGACGACCCGAAGATGCAGCAAGCGTAGGAACGATTGGGGTAGGGATCTTAGTTGCTGCCAGATCAATAATAGCCGGACGTGTAGCTGGCTGACTAGCAGCGCTACGAGAATGTCCAGGACTCAACATTGGGTTGGAACGTGTGATTCTAGAGCCTACAACATGTTCAGGTGCTTCTACTTCTTCTTTGGTTGCCAGACGGGTATCTACCTTCGGCATCTCTGCCACGGGACGCTCAGGCGCTAATTTGATCTTACCTTTCAATGCAGACAACTGATCGGCCAGCGCACTGTTAGGTAAGGAACTGTTGTCTTCCCAGGTAAAGTGCTCTTTACCCAGATACTGATTGTGAACCAATACCATAACACCGGGAGAGCGGCGCGGTAAACCATCGGCGTCTACGTAACTGTAGTTCACTGAAGTCTTGTGCAATAAGTCAACCAGGTATTTCTGTTGTTCTGGCTCGAGGTAATCAAAGCGAGGGCAGACACGGCCCAGTTCACTGATAGTAGCACCGAAGTTACGGGTGTCTACCGTACCCATGATCTCAACCGCTTCAACGTGCAGCGATGAATCGATTCCAGTTAACTCATCTTTATACTTACTGACGTTCAGCTGTTGTGGCTTCTCACGGTTATTCTGAATGGTTGGTACGCGTTCTTCTTTCTTCTCTACAGGGGCTTCTTTCTTACGTGGATCAAATACGATGGTGCCTGATTGATAGTCGTGTTTACCTGGGTCAGCAGGAGCCTCACCGAGATTGGCAATCAGGATGAAGGCGTCTTCTTCACCAATCCGATATTGCAGTACTGTTTCAGTCTGACGGGTGTATTCCATCAGATCTTCAAACTCACTGGCAGATAGTAGTGATATACGCTGAGTAGTTTCACGCAAGTGTGAGAAAGTCACACCGAATTTAGAATTACGCAGGATGGCTTTCAGTTCACGGTTTGCAGAATACAGAGTGGTTGCTAATTTACGCATGGTATTAATCCTTTTCAAAAGTAGAGGTGGGTGGCACTAGGCCACCCGATTGTTATTTAAACTACAGTGGATTCGTCAACGGTAGCACGAACGATCTCGGCTGCTGTCTCTTCACTGGTAACAGTACGCAGACCCCAATAGAGAAGTCCTGCGATTGCTGCAACGCCAACTGCTGATACGATGACGATTGCTGTCTTGCTTGGTTTGTTATCTTGATTTTCCATTGCGATGGTTCCTTATACAAGTAAGTAAAAAGTAATTATTGCCACATTGCAATGGTGTGTTATATATCTGAACAATTACTGAGACGGCATAAAAGCTAGGACCGTAACCCTAGCTTGTTTTATGTCCCGAACTTACTTATACGCAGCAAGAGCCATCTGGCAGATGTGACTACGTACGCAGTCTTCTTCCAGGAACTCAACCTTGCCTACATATTCACCTGCGTTGAAACGACCCAGTGCGTCACCCAGGCCAGATGTGATGTGTTTAGGCAGGTCACACTGCTCAACGTCACCGTTTACTACCACAGTGCAGTTTTCACCGATACGCGTAAGGAACAGCTTCATCTGATTAGCGGTAACGTTCTGCGCTTCATCCAGAATAACGAAAGCATCTTTGAAAGTACAACCACGCATGTATGCGAATGGTGCAATAACAATTTTGCCAATCTCAGGACGCAGGCAGTATTCAAGGAAACTCGCACCCAGTCGTTCCAGCAACACTTCGTATACTGGTTTGAAGAACGGTGCAAACTTCTCATGTACGTCACCTGGTAAGAAACCCAGATCTTCGTCGGCTTGCAGCACCGGACGCGTCACCACGATACGAGCAACTTCTTTGTTCATCAATGCATCTGCTGCTTTAGTAGCGGCGATGTATGTTTTACCAGAACCGGCTGGTCCATGTCCAAAGATCAGATCCTTCGTATCCAGCGCAAGGATGTAATGTCCCTGCGCTTCGTTCTTGGCTTCTAAAGGAGCGCGATTGCGCCCAACAGCCATGCCTATTTGTTCAACAGCCTGAGCGGGATCAAGTTGTTCAACATTGCGACGACTACCATTGCGCTTGGTGCTACGCTTATCCGCGCGACGCGCTTCATGCTTAACCTGGTTAGCAAACTTCTGTCGACCCATAGGTAGGTTCCTTACTGGATGTGCCTTAGCCGGTGAAACTAAGACAGCAGGAGTGTTGTTCGAGAACAAGTTAAGTACATGCTTTCGAACGACGAGTTTCAGGACAATTAAAAGATGGCCTAAAGTATCACCCTTAGACCATCACCTCGTTCGTAGTTAACGAACATTGCACATCATTAGTTAAGACCGACGATCTTAATTGCTTCAGTGATCTCACCCAGTGGTAATGCTATTGCATTGTAGGACGTAGGAGAGGTCTGTGAGAGCATGAGGATAGACGGATACACACGACTGGCGGTAGGAACCGGACGAGCTTCTAACCAATGTGAGGCAGCCCATTCGGCGACGGCGTCATCGTGTCCCTGTGCAGTGTTGACGATGTAGACACCCGAACGAACTTCGATAAACTGAACACGCTTTTCATCAGGACGAATCTTGACGTTATCAGTAGGCAGGTACTGGCGAATGTGCGCTGCGCTCATCGGGTAAGCTTTAAGATAGTAATCGGTCATCTCTTTCCAGTTGGAAACTTCGCCGATAATCTCACTGTATGTCGCAACGTACTGCATTGCAGCGAGAGTTCCCTGCTTAGGGTACCCTTGGGAGGCCACACCAGTTAAGATCTTCAGAATCTCGTCTGGGAGCTTCAGTTGGGTAGTCGGGTCCATCTTAGTCTGAACCATTGAGCCGATTAACCGCAGGCGCTTTTCTTCAGCCCACTGTTGTGCATCTACCGGGAAGAAATGCTTAACGCTGTCGTTCTCGTAAATGACCGGGTTAGCCAACGGGGTAAGGACGTGAGACTGTTTACCTAACCACTTGATAGTCGTGCCGGTTTCCATCCAGAGAGTAGCGTATGGGTTAGGGGTGAGCGTGTACTCAAGGGCACCTAACTCGAAACCTTCCTCAGTGCGGCGACGCGATACCCGGATATCGCGATACGCCTCGCCCTTAGCATTCCATTCTGATTCAATGAACGCCTGGACGGGAACAATAGGTAGTCCGTTGGCCAGGCGCGCCAGATTGCGTCGGTAGACGGCCGGGTCACCAACCTGTCGCTTGCTAACCGCAATGCTAGTCATGCGAGAGCCGACTTCTGAGTATGTGCTGGCGTACTGACTAGGGCTGATGCCTTTGTCACTTAAGAACACAAGCAATGCATCTACATCTGTACGCGCATGGCGAGTCAAGATACCTTCGTGCATCGCCAAACGAATCTCGCAATCCATAGACCAGTTCGACCGCATGTTCTCAGTTACAAACTTCGGTGAGGTCAGTAACATATCGAGGTGCCACAGTTTAATGGCAAGGTCGTGCAGTGACGCAATGCGAGTAAAGTCGTCGTGCGTTTTAATGTCCTGGTTCCATGGTTGGTTCATCAACCAGACGTTCTCAGGGAGATCGTGTTTAGCGTCCCAGCGAGGACGGTCGTCTACCAGAGTAAAGTTACCTTCACCGAATACTTCAGTCAGGTGCTCTACCTTATCACCAGCTTTGACCGGATCTAAGATGATAGTGAAGTCGGGCCGCCAGCCCAGTTCAGCGAATGCCACTTCTGATAATGCAGCTGCGTCAGGGTGGAAACCGCGATGCGTACAGATGCCGAGACTGGAGCCGTGTTTCTTCAACCGCTCTACAGTCTGATTGAAACGGTCGTTACCTTCACGTACACGACGTTCGGACATGAACAGTCCTTCGGCCAGCACTACGTCTAAACCGCCGTTGGTGTTAGCTGTGGTCAGATAAACACCCTCAGCTGGCAATGGGTAGCCTTTATCCGCAACGCGCTGACGCAGGGACAGGAATGTATCGTTCAGAGTGTCGTCCCAATCCAGAACGACGAAGTCCAACATGCGAGGACTGGTAAAGGTTAAATCTTTGACGAAAGCGGGTTCTTCGATATTGTACACGTTACAGTCCTTCTGGAATAAAGTTAATAGAGTGAAGTTCCTGAACCCAGTCAGGACGCGAGCTTTCAGTATCGCCACCAAACTTCAGGACGATGCGGTCGCTCTCCTGCATCCAGTACTTGTTGTTCAACCACACCAACACATTCGCGTCGTTGATAATCACCCGGTCGATGATATTGTAGTTAACACGAATAGGTTCACTGATTGAAACCGCGCTTGGTTCGATATCCAACTTACCTAACGGGGAGAGAATACGTCCCAGCTTGTTCACCAAAGAAATGACGCCGATTGTGCCAACCAGCTCAACGGTCTTTGGTATAAGTCGGAATTTAACACGAATGCGAGAATCTTTCTTACTGAAGAGAATAGCACAACGATCGTAGGTGATCTGTTGTCCGAACTCAGACCCAACCAACTTAAACGGTCTCCGAGCTTTGAACACCAAACCATGACGATTGTTATTCGATGTTGTATAGAGACTAACGATCAGTGCAAGTCGTAATGCCGCAATCTCTTCTGTAGACAGAGTAACCTCAACATCCTGTATCTTCACTCTGAAAAACGCTTCCACTACAAGTCCGTGTTCTTGTGCATAGTCGAGCATATGCAAATACGCAGGCTTAGCTAAATCTACCATTTAATAAGCACCTTGTTTTATTTGTAAACGCCGGAGATGTGATGTTTCCGGCAGACAGACACGTAACGATCGTTGCCACCAATGACAACCTGTTCACCCTTACGTGAGACCTTACCTTCGTCATCGATGCGCAGCACCATTGTTGCTTTGCGACCACAATGACAGATGGTTTTGATTTCTTCGAGTTTGTCAGCAATAGCCAACAGACGATGACTACCTGGGAACAGTTCACCCTGGAAGTCGGTACGCAGACCATAACACATAACCGGGATGTCCAGCATGTCTACGATGTCAGACAACTGATCTACTTGGTCACGAGTCAGGAACTGTGCTTCATCTACCATGATACACGCAATGCGACGTGCATCGTTAGCATGCACGGTGTATTGGTAAATGTTAGAATTCGGCAATACCGTGATTGCTTCGTGGGTCAGGCCAATGCGTGATACTGCTTCGGGCTTCGCTGTCTCACGTGTGTCGATTGCTGGCTTGAAGATAACGACATGCATACCGCGTTCTTCGTAGTTGTATGCAGCCTGAATTAAAGCGGTAGTTTTACCACTGTTCATCTGACCGTATTTAAAATAAAGGCTAGACATAATCTATTCTCTTATGGTGGTTTTCTAAATGATTCAACGGCATAATAAAAATTTACCAGGGGGCTAGCCCTGGTAAACTTGTTAGTCGCACGGCTTCCAGTATTCGTCTGTGAAATACAACTCTGTGGGAAGTTTCTTATCCGTGAGTAACTTCTGAACCTGAACACGAACACGCTCAAGTTGTGCCATGCAATCTTCATCTTTTCCTTCAACATAGAGGATAGACATGTGCGGGGCGTAGTTGTCGTAGCTGTAACTGAAACCAGCATCGATCAACTCAAAGTGACGCTTCATGATTTTGTCTGATGAAAGCAACAGAACAACGGCTTTACCCAAGACAGCCACACCCATTACACTGGCGTGATAAATCTCAGGTGGAATCTCGATATCGTCCGTGGTTTTACTGTTACGCTCATCATACATCAGAGTGCAGTGAAGTTTCTCAATCGGAATCAGTTTCAATCCTTTAGGCAGATCCAGATCACGAATAGCCTTCAACACGTTATTGTGTGGGTTGATAATCGGCTTTAGTGCCGAGTACCCGATTTTTGTACTCATTGCTAATCCTCTACGATAAATGCATAGAATTAGCGACGGTTCCCACAATACCGACTTGCGGTTAGAATCAGGTAGATAAGGATAGGAAGCCACCCCGTTGCCAGAACAACACGTTTGATTGTCAGCCAACCGTCCGCATTGCAATAGTTACGTGAGTCACAGTGCTTCTCTAACATACGGTCGATCAGTAAAGCCACTATTAAATAGAGAGCCAGTCCATAATACATACGACCACCAAAAAAAAAAGAAGATAGGCTGCGTAGGGAGCCTTTCGGCTCCCTACGGGTTAGATTGCTTCGGTGATATCACCGCCGGTCAGCTCACGATATGCACGTGCGATCTCAATACCGTCTTCGGTAACAGAGAAGCTTGCGCGCGACAGACCATGCTCAGCCAGGACTTCAGTGCGAGCAGACAGTGGGGTAAACAGACCCAGTGCCAGCCAGGTGATGGTCAGTACTTTACCATCGCTGTAGTCCGGGATTTCGGATGTAGTGTCAACAGTGAATTCGTGAATGAATTTACCGTTAGCACGAGCAACTGTAACCTTCATTGCTTCGCGACCACCTGCTACACACACGGTATCACGAGTAATGACGATATCACCTACAGCACGAAAATGTTCAGACATACAATTTCCTTTATTTAATATAGCCGGTGTAACCAGCGACGTTAGTATTAACAAAATTCACCTTAGGGTCATATTCAACCTTGAGGCGTTTATTTGTTCCATTCTCCATGGTGGCTATCGCATCCCAGTGGTTAGGAGCACTTTCGCTAAGTAAAGTCACTTCCTTACACCCTGGCGCATTCACACCGTCATTCCGTTTGGTTACACCAGTGACAGTTTGACAAGCGGTGTCTGCAATGCCCACCTTATCTACTTTCAGCTCGTTGTACGCAAGCATAACGATACTGAATAATAACGCTGCCATCGACACATGGAATACGCGATGGTGTCTTCCAGTAAGGGTATCCCTTTTCCACGCATAGACCGGTATGAATAAAAACCAGATCCAGTGGGGTGGGCGATACCCAGCCTTTGCAAGTACACGCCTGTCGATAATAAACAGGGCAATTGCAATTGCAAGAGCCGCCACACTTACCGCAGTGTCAGCAAGCATTCCAAAGGTCGGAAGCAGACTGTGGATTGTCCCCAATGCAATCAGAACATAAATCCATTCTTTGGTGACGTACGGTTGGTGTCGAGGTGTCTGGAAAATATCACCATCGTAATCAGCGCTTCTCAGCATATCTTCGGGTTCCTTTGTTTTAATTTACTAACCGGCATAAAACCCTCCTCGAAAGGAGGGCTGGTTATTACAGTAAAGCGCTGGCTTCTTCACCACGCCCTAACACCAGGTGATGAACACGTGACGACTCGATCTCGCGTACAGTACGCAAGTCCGCGTTGAATGTCACCATGTTCCTAGCAACCTGTTCGTCGCTCAACCCTTCGGCCTTCTGACGCTCGGCGTATTCAGCCATAGCTACAGACGAAGGGTAAACGACGTACACTTCAAACTTTGCATCCACCGCAGCATTCAAGGCATCCATTGTCAACGGACCACAGATCGACATAACATCCTCTGGAATGTCAGTCAGGTCATCCGCCGACAGTGTGTCTTTCCACAGTACTTTACTGGGGTCTGACGCTTGTTCAGCCCAGCGTTTCAATCCAACGCCCGGGTAGCCTAAAACGATACCTGTCATTGCGAAGTACCAATAGTTGACTGACGCTGATAGTTCATCAACCACTCACCGATCTTACCGAGGTAGCGACTTTCATCGCTGGGCAAGGAGAGAATGGCTTTTTCATCAGCACCAAAAGTGAGTGTTAAGTTAGTGGCGTCACTGGTCTTATCGTAAGTTGCTTCAGCAGCAACCAGTTCTTTCAACGCCAGGCGAGTGTGTCGCCTTCCTGACTTATCCATTGACGCCCCCTAATTAGATCTTACAGCCGTCGCCGCAGTCGTTATCGCCTGCTGCCACTTCGATTGCTTCACCGCCACCAGAACGCATCTGGTCGACTTTCTCTTCTGACCCTTCCAGGTCCAGGTTGCCCAGCGCACCATCAATGTCCAGTTCCCCAGCTGATGCTTTACCCAGAATCTCGTCTACCTTACTCATCTTCGTTTTCCTTACAGTTAGGATTGTTAATCAACATACCATTGGCATCTTTGAACGTGACGTCAATAGAACCATCCAATAGACCTTGTAAAGTAGCCAACACTTCCTCTGCCCGACTGTATGCAAAGAACGTGTCGCTACTAATGAAGTACATAATCTCACGAACTTGCTGGTTCGTGGCTTTCTTACCCAGCTCGGTGGCCAAGGCACGCATGGTGCGGTTCTTCGGCTTCTTACAACCAGGTTCGTTGAGTTCGCGCATCTGCGTTGAGATACTCAAGAGTGCGCTAGATAACTCACGACCCATCTGTAGTAGCGGCAGGTGTTCCATGGTCTTCCTTATATAAGTAGTCGAGCGAAAGTCCGAAGGCATTGTTTATAAAACGATTGCCTGCTTTTGGATCAGGAGGGTTCTCAGTGCTCGAATAATAGAACCCAACTTCAAGACCCTTAGACTTGTCTATGCTCAGTTTAACTCTGCGATCCAACCGATGTACTACGTCAGCTAGAAAGTTCTCCAGAGACCGACTGACGTCGTCTACGGGGGTGTCGTACTGTGGATACGAACACACCCCAACGAGTTTGTCTTCTATGTCAGAATCGAAGAACGATAAGACTATAAAAGACATTTATCGTTCCTTAGTTTTCCACCGCAGTTTTGCTCAGGCGAGCTTGCGCATGGTTGTAAGTATCATCGCGACCGAAGTCAATCACGCGGATGCTGGACTGCGCGATTATCGGGTACATAGTAATGACGATCGCTATAAAATAGTACCCGGCTTCAGCGTTATGACGCACTTCAACGGTGTGAGTGTAGCCGAAGTTTTCAGCACGCAGTAATCCTGCATAGTCGTCTACAAGCTCTTTACTCTCATGACGCAACGCAACAATCACACCGTTCCGATGGTGCTTAACCAAAACCGGCATAACGTCAGATGGCACTGCCCAAGACTGAGGTGTAAGTTCCCGGTCAAGATTGAATTCGGCCTCATCCTCAATTGGTGCCTCCAGGAAACCCATGAAGTAAAGACGCAGTTTGTTCAGAATCTCGTACAGCACGCGAGTCTTCTCTGGAGTCTGCGCTGAGAACGTAACGCTACCGCCAGCAAAACCAACTACGATAGTGGTAGTGGCCGGACGAGGTTCTTCATCGCCGATGCGAGTCGGTTCTACCAAACTGATGCTGTAGGTGTTGGCCAGATCAAAACCGACTTCAGTAGGTACTGAGATCTGGTAGTGATAATGGTGCGGTACATTAACCACAGCAAGCACGCGACCAGTTTTAGAAATACGCAGGTTGCAAACTGACTTAAACTGCAAGAACGGGGCAAAGATCAAATCATCGAGGACGGTCTTAGCTTCAGACTTCTCGTCAATCAATTCTGCCAGTTCGTGCTCGAACACCAGGAACTCGATACCCATGGCATCCTCTACGATAGCAGTGCCCGGTTCAGTACCAAAACCGAGATAGCGAACAGACTTAGAGCAGATGCCTTCGTCTGGGTCGTTCCATTGATACCAGGTATTCTTCACCAGTTTCATTTGTTCTTTCCTTTCATTTTGAAGTTTGAGGCAAGAGCAGCAAGCTCGTCGAATGTACGAATAACAAACTGATGCTCTTTGGCGTCAGTTGCTTTACAGAAAAGCTTCACTGCGTCTTCCAGCGTATCCGTAAGCTCTAAGGCAGCGCGGGCATGCTCTTCTGCGGTAAGGTACTGAGATCGACAGGTCAACACACCCGGCCCGGTCATAATACGAACCTCACTGAGAAACGAATTTTCCTTATCGACGAAATAGTCACGCAAAACGCCATGCTCATCGACAACGGCAGTTATCCAGCGACTATCGTGGTTGATGTTATCGGAAACGCCGTCAGCGCGATAGTCCAGGAAGTTAGCGAACACCGGACTAGTCGGTACCAACACGCCGTACTTAGTAGTCAAAACAGCCAGCGGAATATGTGTGTACATGCCATTGGGACGAACTTCACCACACACGAAAGCAATTCGGTTGTCTCGAACCATATAAACGTTTGACATCTCAACCTACCTTAATTGCTTTCAGTTTGTTAGCGTGATACACATCTACACCACGACCAGACAGGGTGTCCATTCGGTTAGCGAATTCAACGGCCTGTTTTGGTGTACGACCAGAGAGCATGGCGGAGGATGCGAAGGTAGCACCCGTACCAACTGTGAAGTAGTCGATGTGCTCGTCGGAGATTGAGATCAACCCTTCGATGATACTGATAAACAGTTTGCGAGTCAGGATCAGGGTGGGTTTACGCACACGTTTACTAACCGCAAGAGCGAGTTCAGTGAATCCGGTGTCAGTCAACTGACCACCTCCCGCAAAGTGGTGAGCAACCATGCGGAACAGTTTCTCTAACTCGTCAGTGTGGTTCTTACTGAGATCGATGCCAGTAGAACCGTAGACGAATGTACCGCAGTCAGACATTTTCAGCTTTGGACCATCAGCGAAATGCGTACCACCGTCGTCACCCTTGATTAGCAATTGGCGATCAGCGGCGATACATTTACTATTAACAACAATCGTTGTCATGTTTTGATTCCTTATGGTGCGAAATAGAACGAGAGTGGGTTTTCACCCACTCTCTTATGCCTTAGAAGCCGTTAGACTTCATGCTGCGATCTGGGCTACCACGACCTGTGCGTTCAGGGGTGCGCGCAACAGACTTAACTACATCGCGACCAATCAGCAGACCGGAGTCCAGCTGGAAAGTAATCGCGTCGCCAACAGACAGAGTTTTCTCACCTTCCAGATAGTCGACCTTAACCGGAACCTGGCAGTGGTCTTCACCAGAGATAAAGATACCTTTCTTGTTGATGGCAACAACTTCAGCCTTGACGGTGGTGACGTCACCTGCTTTGCCTTCCTGGACATTCAGCAGTGGTTTGAATTTATCAGCAATGGTCAGTTTCATTTCTTACGTTCCTATTAGTAAAGGGGAGCCTTACGACTCCAGCATGGTTACGAATTGTTCTTCTGACATGATAGTCACACCGTGGCGTTCTGCATCAGTCAATTTGGTACCGGCATTTTCACCTGCCAGCAGATAGTCAGTTTTGGCTGACACACTACCTGACACCTTACCACCCAACATCTCAATCATCTCTTTCAACTCAGGACGTTTGTAGTTGTCGAATGAACCAGTGATGCAGAAGGTTTTATTAGTGAAGGGGCCAACTTCTTTACGTGCGGCCAGCGGCATTGGTTTAATACCGGCAGCGTGCAGCAAGTCGTCAATCAGACAGGCATTGTTTTCACTATAGAACCAGTCGACGATACCACGCGCAGTGATCTCACCGATATCCGGTAATCCCTTCAGTTCATCTACAGAGGCGTCGCTTAACTCTTCGATGGACTTATAACGCCGTGCCAACACCATAGCGGTGGACTCACCTACAAACGGGATACCCAGCGCATAGATAAACTTATTCAACGCTGGCGTTTTAGCCGCTTCAACCGCCTTACGGAAGTTGCAAGCAGACTTGGTTGTCTCACCCATGACTTTGTCGATGTGTGCAGGGGCAATAGTGAACAGATCGGCAGGCGAGCGAACTACATCGGCGCTAATCAATGTTTCGATTACACGCGGACCCACACCTTCAATATCCATAGCGCCACGAGAGACAAAGTGAGTAATGCCCTCGATCAATTGCGCAGGACAGGTTGTCTTCGCAACGCACTTAACCGCAGCCTGTGTTGGGTCACGATACAGCTCACTACCACAACTCGGACACACTTCCGGATACTTGACCTTCTCAGGATTAGGACCGCGATGTGTTTTCACCACACCCATAACCTGTGGAATAACATCACCACTACGACGAACGATGATGGTGTCACCCCAATGTAAATCAAGACCGTTGATGAAGTCTTCGTTGTGTAGTGTAGCACTGGTCACTACAGCACCGCTTAACGGAACAGCGTCAAACTTTGCAGTCGGCGTAATAACTCCTGTTCGGCCCACTTGAAAGTCGATATCATTTAAGATAGTCTCCATTTCTTCAGCAGGGAACTTGAACGCCATGGCCCACTTAGGATACTTGCCGACATAACCCATTTGCTCTTGAAGTGCCAATGAGCTGATCTTAATGACCATCCCATCAATATCCATCGGCAGTTTGTCGCGCTCTGCGATAAGTTCGTTATAGCGAGCCATGATAGCTTTAGGATGGAAGTCGGATACACGCACGCCTTCACTGGTCTGGAAACCGAGACGCTCCAGATAGTAATAGAGTTCGTGCTGTAATGTAACCTTAGCCGCTTCCTTACCTACACCAACACCGTACGCATTAAACACCAGACCGCGTTCTTTCACACGAGCTGGGTCTTTCAGGCGTAGAGCGCCTGCTGCTGCATTGCGTGGGTTAGCCATGCCTTTGACATTAGCATTGTCTACAGCCAGTTCAGCCTTACGAGCATCGAATGTTGCACGCGGGATGAAAACTTCACCACGGACCTCCAGAACTTCCGGTGGATTGTGAATGTCCAGCACCAACGGAATACCATCGATGTACGCAACGTTACGCGTCACGTCTTCACCGACGAATCCATCACCGCGTGTAGCAGCTGTAATCAACACGCCGTTTTCATACACAAGGTCTAACGCTAAACCATCGAGCTTATACTCTAAGGTACACGTTGCCTCAGCATGGATAAACGGACGACGACTCTCACACCACTCAATCAGCCCTTCCTCTGTGAAGAGGTTATCGAGACTATACATACGGGTCAGGTGTTCGATGTCATCGCTGGTAGGTTGATGCCCAGACACTGCCTGTGTGATGCTACCCGGAGTTACCCAGGCTGGGAAGCGAGTCTCCAGTTCACGCACAGATCTGACCATACGGTCGAATGTCGCGTCAGTTACGGGACTCGAACCATCGGCATAATACTGACGACTATATTCAGTCAACTTAGCCTGAAGGTCATCGTAGTACTTACGCAATGTTTCTGTTTGTCTGTCCATTTTACACCTTGTAGTACGTGGCCAGCTCAGCAATCAGTTTTGGGTTGCGTTCGAGTTTAGCGCGGTATGCCATAACTTCCCACAGCGCATCACGAGTTTTGCCAAGGGCGGCGAACATGCCCTTTTCTTCATCGTACATCGTGGCGTCCATTGGACGTGAGATATTGACCAGCGCGTGCTCTTCTTTGGTCAGAAGTTCACAGACAATGGTCTGGCTAGGCAGGAACACAAAGGTCGCCTGACCGATGACCTTGTTCAACGGGTGCTCGTTGGAACCAATATGCATAGAAGCCAATAACTCTTGCAGCTCCTTACCAGAATACGTTTTACACTTAACTGTAGATTCCATTGTGTTTCCTTATATGGGTTAGTCAGAGAATTTCTCGTGCGTGTAAATTACTACCACATTCGCACTAGGATAATGTATACTTGAAACTTTGTTGAACAAAAAAAGAAAAGGATAGAAAAGAGGAGACCCGAAGGTCTCCTCTAGTTTGTTAGTTATGCCCGAATCTGATGTTCTGCTGCTTTATAAATAGCGTCCATGAATTCGGTGTTTTCAGATACCGTGGCATTGAAACTCACGGGTCCATTGGACACATCGATTTTAGCTTCAACGTTGATGTCCAGATCAGGATAACCTACCACCAACGTAACGGACTGGAGTTTGGTACCGAGATATTCTAAACGCATGCCGCCGGTGATGTTACCCTGAGTTTCAGTTTCGTAACGAGTGGTCGTTACGGACGCAAAGTCCTCAATCATTACTTCGTTGTCCACCAGCCAGCTAGCGCCTTTACGACCATGTTCGATGAGGTCACGGATCTCAGCGCGCTCAGTATCAGACAACGCATTGTCTGCATTGTAGGACTGCACGTAAAGCGTACGCTCAAACTCACCGGTTTCAGCATAGCTAGACAACGGACGGGTTTCCCAGATCGGTTGAGTGGACATTGTGTCGCCAGTTGCACGATCCTGTACAACGATTTCGCCAACGCACGATTCGTCTGATTCTACGATGATAGCAAAACGGACATTGGTAAGAGCGATAGAAAGAATAGATTTCATGTTTTGATTCCTTATAGAGATTAAGTTGAGTGAACAGCATTGTTACTGTTCACTCAGGTCTTATATATCTGAAAATTTATTGAAACGACACTAGCGGTCACGAACCCGCACCAGTGCATCTCCCAACATATTCAGACCACGCCAACACGTTTGATCCATGTGGTCCGGATGATCAACGTCCATCCCAATTCCCCAGAGCGTATCTGTAGGTGAGGCTTCTACCAGCAGTCGCTTACCGGTTGCTTTCAGTTCAGCCATCATCTCTGGGTTCTGTTCAAACTTGGCAGACAGTACGTCACACATCGTAGCAAATCGCTCGCCAGCCCATACCTGATCGTTGTAAGGAGATACTTCACGACCCAGCATTTTACAGATGAACGGGGCATTACGTTTGCCTGGATCTACGGCAGCGATTTTAGCAGCCACCCGGTAGTCCTTAAAGTGCATTGCCTTCAACCACATGAATGCCTGTTCTGAGCAGAAGAAATTCACGCCCGCCAAGTTAAACTCGCAACGATAGAAGTTGCTGTAGATGTCGTCCCCATAATAGAAGAAGACAAACTCATCAGTTGTCTTTACCATGTGTCTCCACCGTACATTCGAGGACAATAGCAGGAGGGAAGAAGTCAGGCTTGTTGGTAATGCTATCCCACTGCACCTGAATCTGCTCACGTAGTTGCTGTTGTAATATCAGCTTGAGCTTAAACACTGGACACTGATACTTACGGCGACCTTTAGGAATGACCTGGTACGGGTTCTTACGATGCAGGTTTTTCTTTTCCTGTCGAGTCAGAACAGCCGTTGGGTCTATGTACGACTTTGGCATTTTAACATCCTCTTCATTTTCTCAGAGAAAGAAACCTTCTCTTTGATGACTGGTTCGAAATAGCTAAAGAAGGCGGCTACCGAATGACATGCGTTCGCTGCCAGGATACAATTCAACAGCACCGCATGCTCTTCGCTTTTCAGTGGGTTCAGTCCAGGCATATTGAACGGATGTCGTCTACCCGCATCGATGTTCTCCTGTGTCCACAGTGGAGCCACAGCCAACCCTGGATGTTTGTACCCAATAACATCATTCACAAGCCACGTACCGTCGCATGTGACGATCAAGGCTTTATGCGTGAGGTTGCCGTAGAAGCTATCGCCCTTCTCAAGATAGCCTTCCAGTAGGAAGTCAAGGTGCTCACGGAATGCGAATACACCAACCATGATAATCTGACTACCTGCCCATTTAGCATCTGGACCATTTTTACTGTAGGCGAAACAGAGCTGCGCTGCGCTGTCCTCCACACCGTTAGATGAAAGCATGACTCTCATTGGAGACTCCCGTTAAATACGTACTCGAGTTTACCACGACGATACGCACCTTTAACAACTTCATCTAGTGAGTAGCCATAGCGATTAACAAAGATCCTACTGTACTGACCTAGTAGCTCCTCAGACACGGTCACGAGCGGTGCGCTGGTCTCCAGAAGCTCCATGCCTCGCTCTAGGAGTCGTAACCCTAAGCCAGTGTTCTGATGACTTGGGGAGACCCTTACACAACGTAGTTTCTTTTCGTCCCCATTTTTAGCCAAAACAAAACCGGCCAGCGTCCCGCCAACAAAAGCTCCTATTGCTAGGTTGCTTTCATTGGCGGGGTCAGATAGGACTTTGTTACGATACCAGTTGTCAATGTTCGGGTAGTACTGATCTAATGTCAGCAGGGATGGAGTGAGGAGCCGAAGCTCCTCCAACGTGTTAAGTTTTCTTATTTCTAACATTGTTCAACCAGAAGACAAACCGTAACCAAAGTCGGCCCCACCAATGCTTGTTCAATTTAGTGAACATCTGAACCGACTCACCCATTTCTTTAAAGACTTCGGAGTTGGAGAAAACACCAACCTGACCGTATGGCGTATGCAATGCCGCATACCAACCGTAGGCGTCGTCTGGTTTATCCTTGATCTCCTTAAGCTCCCAGCCAGGATAGCTCTCCGCAATAACATCACGCATTGCACCTGGGTCGTACAGATAGTCAGTGCGAAGACTATCTTTGATATGTTCGGGCGCGTTGTCGTGCCACCAGTCACGAGCCGCTGGATTTTCATCAAGCCACTCTTTTGCTATTTTCAAACTATCCATTGTGATTCCTTAATATTTAAATGTGTTGTTGTACCAAGTGCCGAATCTTACCGCATAGCTAAGCAAGCAACCGTAGTACACGCGAAGCATTGGATAACGATAGTGCTTAGTGACCATCTTAGGTTCACGCGCATTTGTATCGTACATACGCAGGTATCCACCGCAGCCAGCCGATAAGGCTATCGCTGCACAGACAGTACCAATTTCATCTGTCTTGAAAAACCGTGTGATGACTTCCACCGGAGCACGCCCAGATCCAATGCATACGAATTCATCACGCTTGTGATTTTTAACCACAAATGCTGAACCTTCACTTGACCGACGGAAGTTGACTTCGTAGCAATGGTTAGCTGTCAAGACTAACATAGTGCAATCCAACCCAACTGCCGCTTTTATAGCACGCAACACTTTATACGAGTCGAGTGCTTCCTTGCCGCCCTTTAGTAGCATTTCCGTTGCGATAGTGATTGCATCAGACGCACCTGCACCAGCAACAGCCAGGATAACCTCTTTACCCCAAACCGCAAGTTTCTCCTCTTGCCTATATGCCGGGTAAGGTGTGATCTTTACAATGTTATCGTGTTGAGACACACCGCGTGCTACCGTTCTTGAGTCCGCATAAAAGACACCATCGCGCTGAACAATGACCGTCATCATTACTCCTTAATTAACACCAGAACTTCACCGTCCATATCCGCTACACCAGCAGCATAGACCAACGCATCCTCGACACCCAGGCCGTTAGAGTCGCCTTCCAGTAGCAATTCAATTATGCGACTGGCTAGCCAGGTCGGCAACGTATGCGTAGTGTTGCCTTTGACTAAAGCAACCGTGTTTACTTTGTCATACGGACCTTCAAAATAAATCATGAAGGAATGTGACGGCGTGATGCACTTCCGGTCAACAACACGATTGACTTTATAAAGAAGTACGGTGTCCCAAACTGTAAACTGACGCTTGGTCACTTGGATTGGGTTTTTGTTGATCATACGACCTCCGGGTGCGTGTTATAGATGACCCATTGTTTACAGCGTTCCATGATTTCCTCTACGGCATCGCGCTCCACACCTGCGTCCAACAAACCAGTCTCGATGTCCGGTAAGGTTTGGAAGTCCCAACGGCCGTCGGCTCGCGCTGCCGTAATAAAAGCTATCCAGTCTACCCGCATTTTTCTTTTTACGATGATCTCATTTAAAGAAACGTCGAGTGGTAATCCGTGGGTTGCTTTGAGTTGAAACAGTTTGTCGCCTGGAAATAAAATAGACACGGCGGCTCCCTAATAAAGTGACGTAATAAAACCAGGTACGGGTTTCCGTACCTGGCTAGTATGCTGTTACTTGCTGGTTGAAGACCGTGAGAAGCTCACAGGTTCATTCAGTCCGGTCTCAAAAGCCTTGCGCGAGTGGGAATCACTTACCACTTTGCAGACTTCTTTCAGATCAATCTTCGGATACCCAGCGAAGCGCAGGAAGGCACCGCCAATAACAAAGTTCAGACGCTTCTGGTAATCACGACAAGATTCAATCTTCCGTGACTGTGAGATCTGGAACTCTTTACGGCCACCGTTAATAATGTCTTGCACTTTGGCATACACAGACGAATCGAGAGTCGGGTTCTGCTCTTTGATCCACTGCATGGTTGCCTTAGACCCTTCCGCACCATAGCGCCCGGTCATTGCCGCAGCCAGTGAGTCCTGGAAGTCCTGAGCATACACGTTAACGATACCGGCCTGTTCCTTGATGTTCGTGGTAACAGACGAGAGTACGTTCTCGCTATCGCTATTCAGCGCTTCGATGTTTGCTTCCATTGTTGCACCAGTGTTAGATGCCGAGATGTAGCTAACTACCACACCTACCACACCGGCTGCCAGAAGCAACACAATACCAATCAGGATCAGGGTACCCAGATTCAAACTTTTCTTATCAGACATCTTACTTTCCTTAAGCGAAATCATTTCGTTTCATGTAGAGGCTCACCGCGATACTGGCGGTCAGATTAATTACTACAAAGATTAACACACCCCACCAACTAGGCTGGTAGCTGTCTTCCAAATACGCAAAGGTTTGTGCGGGCAAGCGCTCGTACTTTCCTTTTATTACCGCGTACTGTTTGGTGACGAGGTCCAGGTTTAAAGTCTGCCCCGATGCAATCGTAGCCAGCTCAGATAACAAAACCTGATTGCCCTGTCCATCACCATAAGTCATTGCACGGAACCATTTGATTTTACCTGTTGGTTCTACGCCGTACATCAGAACTGTGTCGTTCTTACGGACACCTTTCCAATATTCATTGATCACCTCAAAGTAGTCATCGTCTTTTGACGTAACTAACATCGTGATGTTCAACTGTTTCGCCTTACCGTCCACTTTAAGGGCATCGTCCAGATACTCTTTGATAGTAGACAAATCCATCTGCGTTTCGTTGACAATACGGTTAAAGCGATAGTAGTCGTATACGCGAGGATACTTAGGCAACTCTACACCCTTGTATTTCTCACGCACAGTAGCTGAGGTATTGAAACGATCCTCATCAACCATCAGATAACTACGCACGCTCTCTTCCGCAGAAGCAGCTTCGCCAATCTTAACTGCTAGCCAACGAGGAGGTGGTGTGAGTCCACGCCTGTCCACACGTTCAATCGAACTACTGCCTACTGTACTGTCAACATTCCAATCCACGTCGTATGCGTGGTCCTTACAGTAAACGGGATGGCAAGTACGATTCTTACCCGACCCGCTACAAGACTGCCCGCAAACGTGCTCATGCTCACAAGTAACATGCTCAGAGTACTTCTTTGTTACTACACCGTTCAAGATATCAAAGTCCGACATGGCGTGGTACTTACCAATGGACAAAAAGCCTATACATAGGACAGTAGTGACAACGCAGGCGAGTAACTGATAGCCCCACTCTTTTAGAGTTATTTCGTGTGGCCATAAAACTTTAGTAAAGATCGCAACGATTATACTTGGCGCTGCGATGAGAAACCAATAAATGCCCATAGCGCTTTTCCGAAGAAGGGGCGACTAGCGCCCCTGTAGTGTTATCCAGCCAAATAGACAACTACGTTATCGCTAGCGACACCAGAGATCGCACGAAACGTTTTGTCGTAGGAGAACAACCCAAAGTAACGAGAGGCTTCATCAATGATGATTGTATCGAACTGATTGCAATCACCTATTATCGGCGATTTACCGCGCCGTTCCTGTTCGCTGTAAAACGCACCACTCCAGATAAAGGGTTTGGGTACACCACTGAGTTCCTGCTCCCAGCGTTGTTCGAAAGACTCCCGCAAGGTCCGATCGGGGAAAACGATGAGCGTTTTACCATGGTCCTTCAGAGCCAGATTACGCACGGTATGTGTCATGCCTGTCTGTCTTGTACCCCGAAAGCCAATCGTTCTGAACTCAGCGATCGCCCTGTAGCGCGGACTGTTGATACACATGGCTCTATCTGAGTCCAATGCGACTACACCCTTTAACAGTTCTTCCACCACTGCGTTATAGTTTACGCGGGTCATAGAAACTTCCTCTCTTTTATTAGTTGATTAATCGATGCGCACTTCTGTGCCGCTGGCGTAATACTTAGTGCGAGTAAGCACGTAACCAGTTTCATCGATGTTGATTTGAATGTCGTTGATAAAACGACTCATTGACGGTACGTACTCACCGGTATCCAGAACCAGACGTTCGGTGTTTAATACACGACCGATTGCATGGGACGCGATACTGATGGCACTTACCACTTTCAGCGGGATGTTTTCGATTAACAGATCATCATTGACCTGGTCATCTTCTAACTCTAGCTTATCTACTTCGACGGTATCACGAAGCTCTTTGACCGCTTGCAATAGCGTCTCGTATTTTTCCAACGCCGCAGGAAGCAGATCTTCCCGGGTCACCTTTACAACCAGCAGCAGTTTAGTCACACGCCGGTCGACTACGATACCACTTAAACCTAATGAGGTATAAGGATACATCGCTTCTACGTTAATGTGTTGTTGGTCTTGCAACTGTGCTGGGGTGAATGGTAACTTGCGTTCTTTCATCATGCGTCCTTCAACATAGTTGCGTTATCGGCCAGGTACACCTGGAGCATGGACTTCTCATCCGCACCACGGAATTCACCGAAGTACGTATCTGACGCAAAGACCAGTTTGGAGACATGACCTGCACGCTTCAGGTTCTGATTTCCATTGAAGGCATCTACGTCAACCAGACGACGCGGCGTACCGTGTTGGTCTGGGATATAAAGGTTAACGTAAGAACCGTTAGAGATTGTAACATCGCCGTAGCCAGTCGGAATAAACTTCTCTTCTGACAGATGATAGTCGTCACGCATCAGTGTGAGTTTGTCGTTCCCAGTTACGCTAAAGAGCAGAGCACTGAGTTGACGCATCAGGTCCAAACGATCAACCACGAACTGCTGATCGATGTGCGGACCCAGTACGAACGTTACTTCTTCGTACGGCGTGTTGGTGTCATCCCCTTCACTCTCCACGCCACTGCCAGTCACTACGAAACGACTGGTGGTCTGTGGTGGCCAATTAGCTTCAACGTCAGAGAACTTAAAATCGGCGGCCAGCTCGCCGTGGTAGGTTGTCAATCCATCCTTAGCCCAGCTAACCCCGGTGGAGAACATTAACAGCCCAAAAGCTTCACGCAGTCCAATGTGGATGGAGGTTTCGTTATCCAGTTGCAGTGCGATACGGTCTACTACAGAAGATACTTTCATTTTGTTTCCTTTACTAAGTGTGAGGGTAAAAGCGAGGATTACTCGCCTACATTTGCATAGACGGGAACTACACGAACAACGCCATAGAGACCAGCTACCTTGGCGGCTTCAGTCAGACGCTCAACATCTGGGTCGCGATCTTCACGGCGGCCAAAGCGGTTGTAAGCGTCAAAAGCTTCGTTGGTGAATTCAACTTCACGCCCATCACAGACAAACTTACCGGTTACGATAAAACGATCGTCGTCTTCTTCGCAGTCTTCGATGATCAGCTTAATGGTGTCGTTAGAGTAACTCACACTCAATGCAACATCACGACTGATACCCTGTTTGACTGCTGCCGCTTTAGCCGACTCTTCAGTGATAAAGCCTTCTTCGTTCAACAGAGTGACCAGAGACTTATCGCATAAGCCCATGCAGGTCTGCTCGCCAGAGAACTCAGCGCGGGTAGGAACACGACCCCACTCGAGATTATCCGGCAACGTGACCTTCATGTCATCGATGCGCGCATTATTGCGAATCATCTTATCGGCGAAGTTGGTAATGATACCACCATTCTTCAGGTTGTCGTATGAACCGCTATGGTGCGTCCAGATTTCCATACCGAAGTGACCGTAGTCGGCAGTATCCTCGGTATCACGCAGTCCAGCACAACCGAGAATACGAATGCCAGGTGCTGTCAGCATTGCATCCCACCGGTCAGCAGATAACTTAGTACGGTCCCACGTTTCTGTTGACACAGCCACCACGTCTGGTTCAGCGTGCGGGTTGATTTCGTGGTAGGTAACATCAGCCTGTTGGTTCAGAGCAAATGCAGTGGTGTTCTGATACGAAGGACAATCAGCACCCGACAGTACCAACGGGCTACCCTTGCGACGGATAACAGCCATCTTTTCGCTGGAGATCTGGTAGTCAACGTTATTCAGGATACAGTGGTCATCCAGTTCGGTCAGTGTCACCACGTCGTCGTCCTCATCGCCATGTGCGATAACAACTGGTGTAGTACCAGACACGCCATTCTGCTTCAGCTTATAAAGCAGGGTTTGTAATTGATCGATGTTCATTGTGTGGCCTTATTGAAGTAGAGTGCGGTTAAAGATCTTGTAGAGTTGGTTCAACTCCACTACCAATGCATTAGTAATGCGCTTGTCCTGCTCAATGCGGTGAGAGGCAACCTCAATGCAGCGTAACGCATCGAGTAGCGTTTGTGACTCACCAACGATGATACCCCGTGCCTCTTTAGGGATAGGGACCATAGACTCACTTGAGTCACGTTTGATTGTATCGGTCTTATACAACCATAACGCAAAGGCATCAAACTGACAGCTCAGACCATTATAGTCTTCGGTTGTCGCCAGTGCCTCCAACACACCTGCCATCATTCGACGCGCCTCAAGATCAATGGCACAACTGCTAGCCCGATCCAACATCGGTGGATACGTCATGTAGAACTCAAACACTTCCGGGCATTTCTGTTTTAAGGTTGTCATTTAACCCTGCCAGTTATTCAGGTTTAGTGGACTCGACAATGGCATCGTCCATCAGTTTCTTAACGTCATCGCGATCGATGTGGTTAGTATCGGAATACGTCAGATTCATCAGGGACCGCAGCATGTGATGCAAAGCACGCGAGTTACGTTTGATAGATCCGGTCTTCTCACCGGCGTAGGACTGCTCGTAGCTGAGGTTAGCTGTAGCCTCGTCTAAGCGCTCACAGAACTCAGCGATAGCAACCAACGTGCGCTCAGGGATCTCTACCGTAGGGCCGTCTGGATGGCGTGTAATTGAACGAACCTCGTAGTAGGTGTTGTTCTCCATCGGTTCAGCCAGATGCTTCATGTACGTATCCAGCGTACAAGGTTTCCAGTAGGTCCACTGGCCATTGTGAGTACGACTACGAATCTGATAGATCTGCCCCACCATGCGGGTGTTAGCACCAGACATCGGTAAGTTGAGATCAATCAGGTGCAGGTGCGTTTCTTTCTCATTCAACTGTCGAACGATTTCACGCATGTACTGCTCATCGAAGTTGGTGATGTCAAGATCACGGTCCTGACAATCCACAGACACCAGTTTATTGTTCGGGTCGAAGCCCAACTGCTTCAGGCCGTGCCATAACACTTTGCCCATAAACGTTTTACCGGAACTCACGTAGTTGCCGCGAATATCTACGGTAATCATTCTTTTAATTCCACGGTTCATTCTGCTGCCTTATATTTAATTGAGGTTGACGCAACTAAGGGGTTAGTGCGTTTCGTTGTATTGCAGCCACATCGGCCACAACATCATTGGACACTGCCAGCTTGTCACAAATCCCACGGACGAAGGGTTCTTTACAACGCTTCTTAACCAAGGCTGCGCACTTGCGCAGCTTGGAGTTGGATTTACGGTGATTCGCTTGACAGATTCGAAGTGTAAGAACCAAGTCAATCAGTTCGTTAATTTGCCGAATAGACTGTTTGATATCTGACATTCTATTGCCTGCCTTTGTTAAATAAAACTACTCTGCTTCTGCGATGGGACTACGCACGAAGATAACGGACGGGGTGTCACGCAGCGTGGTGTAGATAATAGACGCCGGTCCCATAACACGATTCGGTTTTGTACGGATGTGGGAATCGCCCAACAGAACAGCGCAACGCCCTCTTTCCGCATAACCACAAATGACCGACAGCATCTGCTTTTCACGAACAGCGAAACTGTAGGAACAGTCGAGATACATGCCGTCTTTGTCTTTACGATCCAGCTGATGAATCTTGTCGTCCCAAACATCAATACCGATACAGGGGATGCCAAACTTCAATGCGAGTTCGTAACTGCCCGGACCGATAGCATAGTTGCGCTCTTTAATAGCACGGCGCAACTTATCGGGAGTATCGAGGATATTGTTACCGGCTTCTTCCGACAGAATGTAATCGAATGGAGCAGCACGATTATCCATACGAATCAGGCGTTCGACGCGTTCACGCTCTTCTCTGGTGTGGAGTTCACCATAGATGATAACCTGCTTCATTCGACGCTCCATGATCCCCGGGTGTTATCAAACTCATGCTGAAGGCCATACTGATCTTCAGCCGCCGCTTTACCAGTTTGATAGCCAATGCGAATCTCTTCACACAGCTCTAACCAATAATCTTCATCTGGACAATTTTCCCACCGATGGTACAGTGGGTTTTCTGTGTCGACCAGATCAGACATAAGCAGCGGGAACATGAGTGGTTTGCGAAGTCCAGCTTCATAGTGCTCTACTGCGCGCTTGAAGTCGTCCACTTTGTCATCCGGCAAACTCAGTGTATGGTACGACGACTCCGGTAGGGAACCACCATCCGTTATATAGTGCTGGAGAATTAACGAAGAGACGAATGGGAACATACAACCGAAGCCGAAGATCAGTTGTCCTTTATACAGCACCAGCGTAATGTCTGGCATGTAGAACATCCCGGTGAACGTCAGAAGATGTTGGTCGTACGACACCGGATCTTTCGGACCATCGCTGTAGCAGCTATTGCAACCACCTGCGGTTTCGATTTTACCATTGACATCGAAGTTGATATAACCCAAACCCAGCTCATCACGAATCTGTGTCCATCCCTTTTTAAAGGTAGCTTTGTCTACCCGCATGCCTTCTGGCCAACTTACATTTGCAACATCAGTCATACTACGCTCCGTTGAAAATACCACGAGTGTGGTCACGTTCGTCGTTAACGCTAATCACGCCATTGGCACAAAGCACGCCCTGAATGTAACCCAACCAACGATGCTTCTTGGTAAGTGACATTGTTTCGTCAGTATCCAATTTGATAAGCATATCGATCAGGTGTGCAGGACGTTGGTATTCGTCCTTGGGTTTGATCAACTCACCCTCAGTTACGATAGCACTGTAATAGCGCTCGATTAACTCAGGGTAGAACAACCGACCTTCAAACGTACGCCAGATCCAGTCGAGACCATAGGCACTTTGACGCTCATGTGGTCCCCAGACGTCTACCATGGTAAACATATCGAAGCCATTGGCGTGATCAGGAATAAACGGCTGGTCTTCGGTTAGTGTGCGTTCGTGTTTCCACTTCTTAAAGGTAACACTCATCAATCAACCTCCATCCGGTAGAAGAGTTCGCAGCTATAGCGATCTTTGAACTCTTTGAAGAATTGTGCTGGCCAATCAAACTTCTGGGCCTTGCTACGGCGGTTCAGTAGGAACAGGTCACTCTTACTGAGGATCTGGAATAACTCACGACCTTCCATGCCCGCGTACTTCTCGACCATCGCATCAATAGTCGCTAACCAGAGACGGTAGTCGGTAGCAACTTTAGTCGCAGCAAGTTCGGCTTGATCCAGCACCGGACTACCCGCAAAGCGTTGTGCTAAATACGCCAACGCATCATCGATGTTCTCACCCAGTACCAGCTTAGCAATCGAACGCTCACTTAAGTTACCCACTAAGTGATGACGCTTGATGTACCAGTCAGTTTTGAGTTTGAACATCTTACCGTGGACATGCAGCACCCAACCCTCAAAGTTCTCACGAGTGCGTTGTGCTTCCATCAACTCGTCAAAGTCTTTGAATACGTCGAAGTCCTTCAGGCGAATGTAACCAGTTTCTACTTGCAGGTTGAAGTCTGAGTTCTCTTCCCACTCGTAGATATCTTTGTATTCACCGGTGACGTTATCTCGAATAGCCAGCAGGACCAGATGGTCTTCATCGTACTCTAGCAGATGCTGATGGTCAGGACCCAGTTTCTTATAGACACGTTCAAAGATGACAGTGACTTCACCTAAGTCCTCACGAATTGCGCGGACGACAGGAATAGCACGGTTGTAGAATGGATCTTTCACCAGCGCACGTTTAGTTGCAACCAGCAGACTACCTTGGTAGATAGTAGCCGCCACCATACTGCCGTCGCTTTTGTGTTCGATGCAATACCCTTGCTTTCGCTTAGGATACATGGCACGCACCACGGGCAGTTGAGATTCTGCCTTCTCACCCACGTTAAAGAACTTGTGGAATGGACGCAGGATAATCTCATTGGTGTCGGTGTTGATCAACACACCGCGCAGTTCACGACGCAGAGGGCTGTCAAAGGAGTCACGCTCTGAGATGTTGTAGCAGAGGCTGGCCAGGTTAGTGCCAGGGTGACGACAGACCGCAAACTCAGGTCGGCCAACCATAGCCCCCAAGAGAGGCTCGGCGTTAGGTAGGAAAGGATACAGATACATTACGCTTCCTTAGGGGTAGTGAGCATAGGGGCATTATCGTCAACACGGTAATGGTACGTCAGTGTAGCCAGATCGTCATCGCTACGCGGTGGGTAGACACCATCAATGACCCAGTGTCCATCGACCTTATCGAGCACATGGCGACGCACACCGTTTGCAGGGTCGTGCGATGAGTAGGCAGAGTTGAATGCATTTGCCAGCGTCACGGCGACATGCTCAGGCACCAGGTTGATGTATGTAGCGAGGTTCAAGAAGGCGTTATTGAATTCGAGGGACTTGGTCCACTCCGCTACTTTATTGTCCGCATCGATCCAGCGACCACAGTGGTCAAACTCTTCACGAGCACCACTTAAAATGCCAGCGTCAGAACACATAGCGGCTTCAAAGCCCAGTCCGGGAATGTAGATTGGATGTTCGCCTTCGTCTGACATCAAGAGTGTCATGGTAGGTAAAGTCTCAATCGGTACTGCTAACCAAAATACGAGATTAGATTTATTCATTTATGTTTCCTTAATTATAGTTGATCATTTGTCTTACACAGGGGTAATGTATATCTAAAAGCCAGATGAGTCCAAAAAAGAAAGACGGAATAAAGGGGAGCAAAAAGCTCCCCGTCTTATGTTGTTACATGATTGCCACTGCTATTGCCAGCACAATCAATACCCATCCTGAGACAGCAAACTCAGCCATCAGATAGTGGAAGTGACCTGCAATGCCAAAGCAGATAATAGCAGCCACACTGAGTGCAATCGTAACCGTATTGCGAAAGCGCCTCAGCATTATTTGCTCACCGGGATAGACACACGTGGATGTGGATCATATCCTTCAAGGGTGAAGTCTTCAAAGATGAAGTCCTTCGGGTCCGTGACGGTACGGCCTTTGGTGTTAATTACCAGCTTAGGCAACGGACGTGGTTCACGATCAATGAACTCTGGGATTTTATCCAGTTGGTTATTGTAGATGTGAACATCACCACCGATCCAGATTAACTCATCCACCGTGTAGTTGAGGATGTGTGCGAACATGTGACATAGCAGTGCATAGCCAGCGATGTTGAACGGCGTGCCCAGCAGGATATCCTGAGAACGACAGTATACGGAAAGAGACAGGGCGCGAGTAGGGACGTTCATGCGGTTAAGCAGCAGCGTATAGTCCTTGTCTTCATTCCACATGGCCGGTAACTCAACACCACTGCGTGATGCATACTCGGCCTTACGCTCTTCGTAGGACAGCTCACGGGTATACGCCTGAAGCAGTGTGTGGCACCAGGCCAATGCCGCATTACCAACCAATACGTTTTCTTGAGGAGACAGGTTCATCTCATCTGGTAACTCGCTGGCGTTCCAGTTATTCACAATGTGACGGCGTGAGTCTGGGCGAGCTTTCAGCAGATAGAGCAGCTCGGCGATCTGGTCGCGCGCAGCATCGCTGTAGTCCATCAACTGACTTAAACGGGCAAGATCGATCTTACCATCAAATTCAGCACGACGGATTTTATCATCCAGTTGACGACGGTCGATAAAACCAGAGTTCCACTTACGCATTTGTTTGCCGTAGACAGGACCTAAGTCGCCGATACGCAAACCGTCTTTCAATACCAGGTTAACGTCGCCACCTACGGTATCGCTCTTCACCCACTCCAGTGCTTTGGTGGGTTGCCGATGGAATGAAACGTCCAGTAGGTGTGGAGGCACCAGACTTTTCAGCTTCTCAATATCAACATGTTCCCACTTGATATCTTCGATGCCAACTGCCCAGTCGTTCCAGATTTTGACGTTCTTCTCGCGTAGGGTTTCGTTGTTGGTATCCCCGTTTAAGAACCACAGGTTTTCTTCAACGATTGGGCGGAAAGGCGTATGCTTCACGGTAACTAACGGTAAGCCTTCACGTAGGTTAAAGCGCATGGTGCGATGGAACACAGATACTGTGCCTGTGCCGGTGCGGTCGCCTTTGTTGTTACCATTGTCACGAACATCTTTAATTAAATCGATATACTGTTGCATTAGAACCCCATGGTCTCTGCCGCTAAAAAGGAACACTCTGGATCTGCGGTACGAATGATCTTACATACAGCAGCCAATTTATATTCGAAGTCTTCGTACTCTGAGGATAAACGCTCACGAGTCCAAGGCTCGCCCGCATCTCGGTCAAACGAATACCCGCCATCAATATCTTCTCGATAGCGAGTACCCATAGTAAAGTGTGCATCGTAGTGAATGCCTTCTACTGGATCACACAACCACACATGAAAGGGGTCGCCCAGTAAAATAAGATCTACACCCATCAGTTCCAACTGTCCACGTACCAGTGCAGCAAAGGTGTGGCAGAGTCCACAATTGACCAAGTCTGTAATGTCTTTGACGGTTGCATTAACCGCCATAAACGGTGACAGCTTTGAGCGCAGTGGTGACAACACCGAACGCAGTTCATTGATCGTGCGGGTGATCAATTGGTTACGTGGAGTTAGAGTCGGCGTCAAGTACGACTCACCTTCCTCAAGAAACGGATACGCGAATTTCGCATGTGCGTTAAATAAGTCAGTTGTAGTGATGGGTGTAGTAAACATATCAAATGCCTTCTTGAATCTTTAAGAGCGTAAGAGGCTGTTCTTTCTTATACGCCCCGGTCGCAATGTAAATGTGATTGTGATACAACTCGACTTCATTGGTGTGGTTATGACCATGTACAAAGAGATCTGCACCAGTCGTTGGTTTCCCACCACCTTTCTTTCGAGCCAGGTAATAGTCGCGATCCCACGTACAGGCGAAGGTATCGACCTTCTTACCGTATTCGTATTGATCGTGCGGATAGGTAGCATGGACAACAACTACCTTCTGGTCCTTGCAGTTGACTTCAATGATAAACGGGAAATCTGCCGTTTTCATCAGCTTGCCAACCACATGGTCACGTTCCTTACCGACTTCAAGGTCTAAGATCCACGTGCCGCCATTATACAGCCAGAGACCAACAGCATTCTCCTCCAACTGCTCAATAGCAGACGTGGCTAGATCTTCGTGATTACCGCGCGTCATGACAAACCAAGGCTCGCCAATCAGTTCGACCATTTTCACGGAGTCAGGACCACGGTCAATAATGTCACCAACAGAAATCAGAAGGTCGAGTTCACGATCGAACTCAACGTCATCCAATTGCTCCATCAGTTTTTCATACTGTCCGTGTACGTCACCTACGACAAAGATGTTCCGGTACTTTGACCCGTCGATTTGCATATACACTTCTTCGGGTTGTTTGACTACCAGTCGAGTCATTAGTGCACCTGTAAGTGTGCGCTACCCGGAAGGTTATCGGTGGGTTTACCTTCAAACCAGAACCGCCCTGCCAGGCTCAGTCCACTTACTTTGACATCGGTAGTTGCAACGTCAATAAGCAGTTTAGTGAGTGTAGGCAAAACAAGTTCACTACCAGGCAACATGGCTGGGGTGAAACCGAGGAAAGCCTTGTACTGGTTGTAAGCATCCACAACGACCTGGATGCTAGGTTCAAGGTTTGTCATTCCACGGTGGTAAAGACACGGCCAATCGTTATCATCGAATACAGCCACATTCATGATACCGTATGCTTCAACCATGCCAGTGATTGTGTCCTGTGCACTAACATGCAGTGCGAACTTCTTCCAGAACTCCAACAGCTCGCCGTGTGCTTCGACCATTGCATATTCGCTTGGTGTCAGATCACGTTCCTCATGCGCCTTAATGATGGCGATGAAGTCATCCTTGTTCTCCGGGAAATAATCCGGATTAGCCAGAATGCTTTCAACCTGTTGATGGATAGGCGAGAACAGCGTATATGTCACCGGACGACGACGTGCGAAGTCGTTAGCCGCAGTAATGTTCTCTACGGTTGTCGAGATACCCAATCGCTCAGCGATGTTCATCGCCTCCTGGATTTGAATGGTCTCGCCCATACCAGCCTCACCGAGAATGATTTGGCACAGGTTGGCAACCGCAAGATCTTCGTAATTAAAACCAATGGTTAACTTATCCATTATGTTTCCTTATTGATTACAGTGATAAAATCGCCATCCGGTAAAGCGAAGGGCTTCAGGGTTTCGCTGTCGAAATACTTTGGCTCAACGCCAGACATGGATGGCTCACCGTGCCCTCCACCGCCAGAGATACCAGACGGTGTCACCAAGAGTACTCGATCGCAATGCTTTGCTCTAAAGGGCATCTCTACCGCCACCGCGTTGCCCTCAGTGTCAACCCAATTACCTAACGGCCAATAGAAAAACTGCCATTTAACGTCCATCACTCAGGCTCACTATTCAGATGGTTAGCGATAGCGATGAACTTTCTGGCCTCTGCTTCTGAGGTACCGATGAAACGAGTACTACAGTCTTCAGTAAACCAGATCTGTTCAACGGTCTCTTCTTCCGGCAAAGCCATCACATACCAACCAACATGCTTAGAGCCAGTTAGGGTATGGCGTGTGCTGATATCGAGGGTTGCTTTAAAGGCAGGGATGATACGCAGCCGACACGGCGTGTCCGAATGGAAACCATCCATGCTGATCATATCCAGACTGCCCTGATAACGAACGCGCAGGCTTAAGAGTGCAGCCGTCAATTCATACGCCTGTACAGCTACCGTAGCTGACATTGGTGTATTGCAGAACACCTCAGTCCAGTTTACTAGCAGTGGGTTTTGTGACAGATTGTGACCCATAAAAGCGGTGCGCGATTTAGCCAACGCCATGTAGTACTCACGATAGTGGTCTAAACTCACTGCTGGAATCGATTTTGTGTACTCGATGATGCTCGCGGCGAGAGCACCATCCTGAATAAACTCACCGTTGATGCTAAAGGCGGGACAGATATCCTCCCGAGACATTGGTCTAATCAAAGTGCCTCCAGTTCTTTCAGGTATTCGTTAATACGCTTAGCAATGCTGATTTGCAGTACGCGCAGTACATCGCGTTTCTTGTCAATGCCAATTTTTGGGTTAGACATTACCTGCTGTGCTACCAGGAATGGCGCGCCTGGTGTGCCAGAGGCCGCCATGCTAACATAGTGCGGGTTTAAGAAACGCTCCGGATGGACGAGATGCTCAATTTCATCGGCCGTGCCGGATGCAGATAATTCGTTGTTTTTGTAAATTTCTACTGCACGCGATAACACACGCCGTGGTTCGTACTCGTTGAGTCCAATGCCACCGTTATATTGACGGTAAGATGTGGATTCAAAGAGGTGGAGGTTTCGGTTAAGCTCTTGGGCATACTCGATGATGCCATCAATGGTCTTACGACGTTCGCGTTTGATATACCAACGAGTCGTTTTGATAAGACTACGGATAGTGCCCAGACACATAACGAAAACGAACAACGCATTTAATGCAACCAGCAGCACTGTGATCTTCAATAACGTAAGTAAGTCCATTGTTTATTCCTAACAAAAAAGATAAATAGAAAAGAGGAGACCGAACTGGTCTCCTCTCTGTGTTATTAATCGAAATAACCGACCCAGATGTTTCTGCTAGCAAACCCACTCTTGAAGTCTGCTGTCTTATGTTCAGAGTCGATCATATACCGCAATAGTTTTTCATCTAATGCGAATGCTCTACTCTTGAACTCTTCAGACACATCCATATCGCGAACCGCAGTCCAGATGCCGTGGTGAACTGGCCAGTAACCGTGATTAGCAATAATGTCGTCCGGGTTAAGCTCTAACCACTCGGTATGAGTGTCGCCACAGAACTCACGAAACTCTTCAAGTGTCTCACAGGACTTACCACCCCGCATGCAGCCTGGGAATTCACCAGCAGCAAAGTAACCGTCTTTATACAGCACGTAACCACCGCACTGCACAAAGCCAGAGTTTGTACTGATTATCTCAAACGCACGCTCTACGGAAACCGGTGTCCCGGCACTAATTTGCATCAGTCATATCCAGGAACTCAATGCCCTGGAAGACACATCCGTTACTCGACTGAATGTCAGAGTTCGAATACATCACGCGAATGCGAGTTTCAAAGCCGCGTACCATGCGAACTTTAAATTCGATAGGGTGAATGTACTGCTCTTTACGGACAGGGTTTCTGAAAGCCGGAGGGAAGGAAGGCGTACTGCTATCACTTACAGATGGCGGGTAGTCATAACCAGCTGCCTGCGAATATGTCGCACCAACGGTAGTCGCTTTTTCACGAGCATCGGCTGCACACACCTTGGCATATTTGTCATCAGGTGAGTTGTAACCTTTGGCGGCTTGTGCGTGTTGCACCGGCTGCTCAACTACTGCGCTTCGACTTTCCTGTTCCTTCTGGCGTGTCTCTGCTACCTTCAGCTGTCGGGTTGACTCTTCCGAAGCCAGACGTGCCTTTTCACTTACTGCACGAGCGTGGTTGCTGACAACATCTGCTGAACTAATGATCTCAGCAGTTGGGGCTACAGCGGCATGCACTGGATTGGCAAAACCACACAACGCCAACATCGTGGCGAGTACAACGGTTAACTTTTTCATTTACTTTCCTTAGGCTGCTATTTGAAGGCGACGTTGTCCTTCTTCGTAGAGGGCATCTACAAAGCGCTGTACGTCAGTGGGGTTTGACTTAAAGGTTTTCTGTACCGTCGCACCAGGTAATGAAGGGAAAGGCGCGTTGGCTACATACGTTTCGCCAGGGAACATCAACTCAACGTAACGACGCAGTTCCTTATCTTCCAGGTAATCGATACAGACACGGGCATCAACACGTTCATCTCGAATCAATGCTTCGTCCAGTTGTTCAGGATGGTTAGTGGTCATAATGACAATGACGTCATCTAAACCTAACACACCATCCAGACCATTAAGTAGCTCCGACAGATTGCCACTCAGATACTCATCAATGACATCGCGTTGTAACGGCTCAGCCACTGGTGCAGTATTGGACTCGCCATCGCGTTCCTTCTTGATCTTCTTAACGATACCAAACTCAGGGTCTGTTTCCTGATTGTCACGGCGACGAGAAACAGAATAAGTATCGATATCTTCGATCAAGACCACGCCACCTTTGGCACTCTGTAAGAGAGTGTTGTATGATGACGTACCATCGGGCTTGAGGATGTGTATAGGGCGATTAAGCATCGAAGCTATAGCAGCCGCCAGTGAACTCTTGCCTGTCCCTGGAGGGCCATACAGGAGCACGGTGAACTTATAGTTGAAACCACGCTTACGATACCAATCCCGGTTGGTTTGGAATTTGACGAGCGGGTCTAACAGCTCAGTCTGCACTTTATCGCTAACAACAACTGTGTTAGGGTCACGCTTATTCATTCGCGTAATCCAGTTCCATTCTGACTTACCGCTTTCGAATACATTCAACTGGTGGTGTTCTGCATCGACGTCCATGAATGCATCCATCAGTCTGAACAGAGGACCTTTACTACGACCCAATGTGGAGATACTGATGCGGTATTTCGATTGGTTGGATTGGTTCGCCTGGTCTTCAGCAATCGTGAAGAAATAGAAGCGGCGCATATAGATGAAGAAGTGAGTACCAACCCCTGGGCCTACTGACCCACGAGCATTCCCACCATCCAACGTAATCACACGGCTCCACTTAAACCACGAGTTCTTAGAGAACCATTCCAAGAATGCAATATACTGACGGCTGTTGTATTCAGACCAGTTAGTTGATGCAGTAGAGAAGCTCAACTTTGTCATGCACTGTGTACGAACTAAATGCATGACGCGTTGCGGTAACTTCCACAGTAAGAAACCAATCCCGCCAGTAAAGACCAGAGAACTTGTTGTAACAATCGCCGCTTGTGCAGCAGGCCACGGTTTAGCATAGTCAAGAATGACTTGATATAGCGCCAGCAGATGTTCTATCATGACCACGCCTTATAGTGAGTAACCAATGCCAATGCAGCGCTGAATACGCCACACACTGTTTTAGCGCAGACCGTAATTGAGCCTACGCGAATACGGAATGGACGATTGTTTGGTGCGTCCACCGTAACCGGTACGTCCAACAGCGTTGCGATTTCCAGCAACTGTGTGTGGTCGTTGTGGAAGTCCGGACCTTCAAAGTCGTCGTAGTCGTATGCTGGTTGGGACAACGCGTAGCTCTGACTGTTATTCAACTTAACGTACGTCGGTTCCAGTTCGATGGCACTGGTTCCGTCATAGGTGGCAGGCACACCCACCTTACGCGCAACAGTCTTTATTAATTCAGCGGCTACTGTAATCTTCCCCAGATAGTCGCCTAACAACACCAGACCATCAATGCTCTCTTTCGGGAAGAAAGGCTCATTGGGAACAGACTGCGCTGTATTAACCAACGCAATAGTCTGCTCAATGAGATCGTGCATTGCAGCACCCAGTGGTTTGTTCATTGAGAACGCCAGAGGCTTATCGTGCTTGTCTACAACAACGCCATTGTACAGATTAGTGCTACTGATCTTGCGCAGTACCAGAGAGCCTTGTAGGGCTTCTACGTGCACCCAGAGTTTCTGGTGGTCACGCACGAACTGTGGACACACATCAGTGTAGTTAGGAACCTCAACACTGGCAGCAGGACCAGTATCGAGAATGGTACGCAGATTACGGTCTCTGGAAATCAGGGTCGCCTTTAAGCCACGCTCAACCAACGCCGCCGCCGCATGATAGACGTAGGGATTTAAATCCATCTCCCCATTAGGTTGTTGTTTCAGAGAGAACCCGTGTGTCAAACAGACCTCACGGATTTCGTCCTTAGTTAAAATGCTTTTCATGGATTCTTGTCCTTGTTAATAATGTCACTTAATTAGTGCGGTCAGTTTTTTGTTATTTTAATTTGACATCGGTCTTATCGAAAAACCAATTAGGTCGTGGGTTATGGATGGGCAACGACGCTGGGTCACGCACCTGAGACACAACGCGAGTGAATGACAGAGAACCGTCCGCGTACTTAATGTTAGCTGCGGTTTGATCTTTGGCTTCCTCTGCCCGACGTTGACGGTTTATCAGCAACTTCGTGTGGATAGTGTACCCATTAGTCTGTTTGTAGTCGGCAAGGGTTTGCTTAGCCATACGACACGGACGACAATTGCCGCACTGCTTAATCTGATCTCCCTCACCCATAGTCGGTTGCTCACATACCCAGATCATGGTAATCAGTTCAGGGTCAATTTGATCAAGAAGTTGGTACTTCTCAATATCGATCAACGGCCATGTAACTGGGATTGGTTCGTGCCAGCGGGAGAACGACTGTAAGTTGTTCCATGCAGCTTCGATGTTTGGAAGCCAGCGACAGAAACCACCATCACTATATACATACCCAATGCGTAGCTCACTATGTCGCCCCGCGTCAATTACGGCCAGCGCTGCGAATATCCACGCCGCCGGTTGAGAGTAACGGTTGCCGGGCGATTGAGCAAAAGAGATATGCGGTGCGCGGTAATCGTTCTGTACCTTGTGCGGGCAAGTATCATTCAGGTAGCCGATGATCTTCTCACGCGCTTCTAACTCACGGGTGATCTTAATAGGATGTTGTCCGCCATCGGCATACATCACATCACACGGTCCAATCTGCAACTGCTTATAAAGGAGAGCAGTTGAGTCCAAACCGCCAGAGAACAAAATCAGTGGAATTTTAGTAGTCATTTCTTTTCCTTGTTAAAGAGCATAAAACCAGAGCCGAAGCCCTGGTGATAGTTATACGTAAATCCAATACTGAGGTACATTCGCTTTATCGAGAGACGCACTGAACTGCTGCTCACTAATCTCACCGGATTTCCATTTGGCGACATCAATGTAAGAACGATTGCAGCCCTTCAGACATGAGACGTGGTACCGACTCTCAATGTCGATAATCTGACCCACTGCTAGCCCACCATTTGCGAAGAGCTTTGACATGGCTTTAAAGCGTCTGCGGACTGTTGAGGCAGACCCTTTCACCGGGAAAGCGATAACGCGTTCGTCACGGGTTGGTCGTTTACCCAATACCGGTAGGACTACATCGTCATTGAACGCATGCATGACACGCACACTACGTTCCGTTAAAAAGGAGACCATGAATACGTCATCACCTGCAACGGTGCGTATCGACAACTGGATGTCAAGTTCTGGATTCACTCTGTTTCCTCGTGTGTCGAATAACTTCATCGATCTGTAAGGCAATGGCTACTGGTAAAGCGGCAGCAAACATCTTCTCACCCACTTCAGTCTGGAACGTACCACGCAGGCTAACACCGTAATCGATGTTACGCTTCAACCATACCCCGTAGTCAGACACCCCAAAGCGAGGACCCAACTCAGAGAACAGACGTTGCGACAACTCTGCGTTTAAGAAGTAGGTAGCATAGATCTGATCGGCATCGCGCAGCATGCCAGCAGGAAGATCGATATCGCGACCCTCAGGCAGAGGCCAGATAGTATCACCAATTAACCGCAGTGTTTCGTCATGGTACTTCGGATAGATGTGCAACAGTGCACCTAACTTCTTAACATCGCGAATGGTGTTCTCAATGTTGACAGCGTCGTCATAGCTGGCCGAATGATTGTAGTCGTGTAACAACGCAGCATAGATCAACGGTGGGTAGATCTCCCCGCCACCTGATTTTGATAACACATACGTGAGCCAGGCTACACCGATCAAGTGGTGGGTAGAATGGTAACTACCGCCCGGTGTGTTAGTCGCAGTCACAAACCGAATGATGTCGTTGTACTCCTGGAAGAAGTCATTAGACCAGATGATCGGTGGAAGCTCCGTCTTAGTACGAAGATTGGGACTAATGTCATCCACCTTTAACGGTACGGTGAATACCAGATCCATTGGACTGGCTTCCGGTACGTTAGTTTTGTAACCAACGAGACTGATTGATGTTGTTTCAGACATAGTAAAACGGGGAGCCGAGACTCCCCCTCCGATTAATTGGTCGTTGGGCTATCGCAGTCAGGTGTCGGTGCGCTAGCAACATCGATTTCATGTTTGGGGTGCGGAACATTCAGAGATTCGCGCATACGGTACAGCCAGTCAGACTGATCACCGGCAACAACCAGAACATGTCCTGCATCCTGGGTCACGTGATAGACACTCTTCTCGCTGGTAAGGATATCGTCCCAACGAAGGCAAACCAGCTCAGTCTTCTCCCAGCCCGACATATCCGATTTGACGTGATATACCGGCAGAGCTTTGAACTGTCCGTCTTTCAGATCACCGGCGTCAGCGTAGAACTTACCGTCACGCACCACTACCCCATCAGGAATCATGGCGATGGTACGCTTGATGTGTGGAAGCAGAGAGAAGGCTACACTTACACCAACTACCTCTACCTCATCCGGCTCACCTTCATCGCTATCGTACATGCTTGCCCAGCGAAGATCTTTCAACACTGAGACATGTCGCTCATGTGGGTATTCGATTTCAGGCATTTCGATTTCTGCGTGTGCCCAGATATCCAATGTAGCCTGCTCAACCAACTGAGCCAGATGTGGTGTGATCTCCTCAGTCTCACGGTACACAACCGGATCAATGCGTTGACCAGATGCAGACGCCAATGCCAGATATGTGATCATCTGACGAGCTGGGTCGGTGTCTACAGGCATGCGCAGCCGCTGCGACTCATCAGTGTAATGTACGCGCTGGGGCTGAGCCTCGTTGTTGAACGGGAACGAGATCTTGCCACGGCGTGTGTGACCAGACCAAGCCTGGAAGTCATGCCATGGTGAAGGGAACTCTACCGCAAAACGATCCAGCCAATACGCTTCCTTCGTATTCGGGTCACGGAAGATAGTACCGAAACGAACGTTCTGATCGGAGTTGCCAGGACCGTGTGACATCCATTCATCGTCGGTGCCCTGGAGTGGGGTAAACGGACGGAAGGTTACGGCGGCAATGAGATACTGAATCATGCGTGCCATAACCGGCAGGTTGAATTGAATCAGTTCACGGTAGACCGGCTTTTCCACATCTATCGCAGCAACCAACTCGGGGTAATCACCTCCGATTCTGGTGTAGAACACCGCTGTATCCGGGAACTCGCCTTCCGCGACCAACGACTCCAATTGGGACATGAGGTTATCGGCAACGGTGTTAACGACTTCGCGCAGAGCGTACAGATTCCCTGCTGTGCCACCTTCACGACCAGAGTGAGCCAGGCAACGATGCGCTGAAGCGATTTGCTCATCAGTCAGTGTTGACTTTGGCAGGTAGGATAACTCTTTATCAAAATGACTTTTATACGACATAACGCTTTCCTTATTTTAGCGATACTGTATTTCAATTGGTAGGTGTTGTTGTATACCACCAGCCGTCTTCATTTAACTCAACGTTGTAGCGCTGAGTTGCTGCGACACGCTTATTATAGCGTGACATGATTGCCCGCACGGTATTAGGTAGTTTCACGATTTGGCTGATAACCTCATCGGTGATATCCTCCTCACCCACCTTGAATCGAAGAGTCGACGTTTCTTCATCGAACTCAACTTCCACCCAGCGCGGTGCACCCATTGCTTTATACACCGCCGTGTTAATGCGAAGTCCACTCCACTTATTAACGCTAACGGTATATTGTTCCGGTGCTTTGATGTCTTCCGGTAGTTCTCTTGTTTTAACCCACGCCATCTTTATCTCTCCAACGTCGAGGACTTTTAGTGATGTACCACCACCCATCATCGGCCAGCCCCACCACATGCCTGCGAGTTCTATATACCCCCAGGTCCTGATAGTAGGTATAATACTTAGCTAAACCTTTACCTATCGAAACTTGGTTGTATCTCAGACGATGGCCAGTCAGACTTGGTCTAAACCGGAGCTTGCGTGCCTCGGGATCGTATTGAATCTCAAGACACGGTAAGTCACTTTGTTCGATCTTCTGTCTAACATTAACATTGAGGCGCACCCCACCCTGTGGAGAAATGCTAACAAAGTGGGTAGCAGGTTCTGCCTGACGTTCATTAACCTTCACGGGTAGGTATGCCATGGTTACTCCGGTGCGTAGTGAAGTTTAGCTACAGCGTAGCCTTCCGCAGTAAGTACACAGAGGTGCGTGTCTTTACCTTTCGGTGCCACCGGAACATCTACGCGTTTGCACAGACCAAGTGCAGACAATTCCGCCTCACCTGACTTAGCAGGGATCTCACCAGCTTCACGAGGACCAAACCAAAACAAGGCGTGCAGTGTATCGATAGCGCCGCCGCTGAGTTTATTAACGTTAACCATCTAATTCCCTAAGAATAAATTTAGCCAACCACGCCCAGTTGTGTTCGGACGGCGTTGCCTCAAGTGCCATCGATAACACTATTAGTGCCTCGTAGACAAATGGGAACTCCGCCACTAACGTCTTCCGATCGTCATAATCGAAGAGCTGGTCATGCGGCCAACGGGTTTCTGGCGTACCTGCGGAATCAAACCACTCGCCTTCCCACTCAATCCAAACGTGGGTGGGAGACCCAGTCAGATAACACTTGATACCCATCTCTTTCAAACGTGTCTGTGCGAGTAATGCGTAAGCATGACACAGTCCGTTATTAATGTAGGTATCGATAGGGACGGGTGTGCCGTCGTCTGCCTTAGGCTTCTCACTACATTCATACCCAAACGCCCAGTACGACAACATGCGCACGCTAGGCGAGAGGCAACTATTAAGATCAGTCAATACTCTACGGATTACCGCGTGCGACATGTTGGCTTCCTTATGCGTCGGATTCTTTGATGAACACACCGTCGTTGTTCATGTAACCTTTACGGTCTTTGATTTCGTGCCAGGCATCGGACATACACTCTTCTACAGTGATGTCGTAGCAGTCAGCCAGATCGTACAGACAGAGCAGTGCGATTTCGATGTCGTCTTTTGAGAGACGCTCAGCCAGACGGCCACTGTGTACCGCGAAGTTACCCAGGACATTAACCATGGCCTTCATGTGCATCTGCAACAGCTCATGTGGGTCATCGCTCAGAGTGGTGCCCTGGGTCTTAGAAACTTCGTCCTCAACGCGACGAATGTAGGTACGCAGATCACGCTTGGCAATGCCCATGACGTTGGTCAACACGACAATGCTGTCGCCGATGCTATCCACAATCAGTGGCAGCTTATTACGACAGATGCCAGAAGCCAGCTCACCGACTTCTTCGTAGTACTTAGAAATCTGACCATTGATCTTACCGCAAGTCAGAATCTTACGATCAGTTGACCAACCCAATACCTTACCCACAACATCCAGGGTAGGGTAAAGGGTTTTAGTCTTTACCAGGTCGATTGAGATCAGGTTGATCAGTGCCTTAGTGCCGTCGGGAAATGCAGTGGCGGTACCGCGAATGGCGAATTCACAACCATACGGACGAGCCAGCACCGCAGCAGGAATACGACCGACGTCCTGACCTTTAATGATTGCGCCGTCTTTGGTCAGCTCTACTGTTACATCCTCCACCAAACGTTTGGACGGAACTCGTTCGAACAAAGCGTCCGGATGTTCGGAATAACCGGTCAGGCGATCTTCACCCCAACGTTGCTCGATAGGGCGGGCATTAAACTCGGCAACTGCCTTTTCCAGTGACTCTTTGGTATACTGGTTGGTGAGGACTACCGGGAAAGTGAAATACCCGTTTTCATCGTGAGACATATTTGAATCCTTTAACTTAGTTAGCGTTTCTTTATAGCACGCGGTCGGTTGTAAAAGGTCGCCACGGCGCAGCGACGTCGGGATTACTTAGTGAACCAGTTTTAGTGAAGGTTTGGACTTGACCGGTACATCTTCTTTAGCCTGACCGTCGCCGAAGTTCTCGAACCAGGACTTAGCGCTGGCATAGTCGCACACAGGTTGACCGATTAAAGTTGTGCGGCCATACATTACTGCGATCTGTTGGTAGGCCAGAACTACGTTGTGTTCTTTTCCACCGAAACGACAATTGAAGGTCAAATACTCAGGACCGAAATTAAGATTGCCTGTGGCTGCCGGGTTAACGTTCAGGACGATAGTAGGTACGGCACCTTCGCCCTGCGCTGGTTGGGTGAAGCCGAGTAACACGGGGTCAGTCACAAAGTCAGCGAACAGTTGAACGTAGGGTACATCGAATTCACAAACCCAACGGTGCGTTGCTTCTGCAAAGTGTGGCAGGAATGAAGGAACAACGATTTCTTTTTCAGATTGGCTCATGATTCTAATCCTTATTTAAGTGTCAGATAATAGTTAGGTCGTGTAAATTAAAACGGCATAAAAGGGAAGGGATTAGCCTTCCCTTGATATTATATACCCTAAATGTCTTTGAACTTTGCTGAGCACATAACAAAGATTTCATCGGGTGGGAATTTAAGTGTGTCGCGATTAACGCACTTAACTTCGACGGTGGCCAACTCAGGTCGCTCTTGTTTATAGATCTTGTCTTTTACTTTCGTATAGACAAACTCCAGCTCAAGTTTCTCGCCGTATAAACCATCAGCAATAACTTTAGCACGCACACAGCCTGTGGCGTATCCGCAGTCAGTTAATGCTGTAGTCTCAATGGGTAGTGTAATTCTTTCTACCGTAAAAGGTACAGACGTACCATTCACAATAACTGCATTCACTTCCCCGGACTCGTATTTACTGTGCAAGCCCACACCCATAAATGCATCAACCAGCTTCAATGGGTGGTCGATATCGAATCGTACTTCACGCAGTGCCATAGCCCTGTCCTCATTGTCTTCGTTCATATTATGAACTAACCCCATTTTAACCTACCCTGGTCGGAGTAAAAGAAATGCAAGATTACCTGAGTAGACTACTCGGGATGATAGACGTTAAAGAGGAAGGCAATAACGTCATTATCACGGGTCTGCCAGGCGATGATGTCGTGGCTGATATCTATCGTTACTGGCGCACAAGCAAAATCGCCTCCAACATGTTTAGCTTCCAGGGTAAGTCTAAAATCATACTTCCCAAGTTCTTCGCGCTTGAATTCATGTACATGCTCGATGAACTACGTCGCTCCAACACTGGACGCACGTCAGCCCGAACGCTGAATAATATCCGTAAAGAACTCGTTGAGAAAACGTGGTTATCTGGTATTACGTCTGACAATGTTCCTCGTTTCTTGAACCGTAGCCGTTTGGGGCTGTTTGTTAAGCAACCACTCAAACATCAGCGTGAGTTCCTCGATGCCTACGAGGACATCACCCCGCGATACAACCTTAATGGTTACGTAGTTGCGATGGGTGTGGGTACGGGCAAGACGCTGGCTTCACTATATCTGGCAGAGTGTCTCGATGTAGATTGCATCCTGATGATCCCACCGGCACGTGCAGTCAAGACAGTATGGATTCCAACACTCAAGTCTGAGTACAAGAAACCAAACGATGTCTGGGTTGCATCCGACGGTACGCCTTTCCCAAACAAACCACCGCGCTATAGCATCTTCCACTACGAGTCACTTCCGTATCTGAAAGAATGTATCAAAACCTTCCGTGGTAAGCGTGTGGCCGTTATCCTCGATGAGTCACATAACCTCAACGAGTTGTCTGCTGAACGCACACAGATGATGTTGGCGGCGGTAGAAGCCATCAATCCAGTCTCAACGATGTGGTGCTCTGCTACCCCAATCAAAGCACTGGGTTCAGAAATGATTCCAATGCTCCGTTCGTTTGACCCACTGTTCACACCAGACGTAGAGATGCGCTTTAAGCAGATCTTTGGTAAGAACAGTTCCAAGGCGACCGACATCATTAACAACCGCATGGGTGTAGTGAGTTACAAGGTTGAGGTGGTTAAATCCAAACCGTCTTACAGTGACGTACCGATTCAGGTGCCCAACGCAACACCATTCACACTGGACCAGTTGAAAGATGACATGATTCGTTTCATTAAAGAACGCATGAATTATTATAAGGCGAACTTTAAACAATTCGAAGACATCTACAACCGGGCGTTGCTTATCCATCAGCAGTCATTGCGCACCACTGAAGAGATGACCGACTTCCGCACCTATAACGAATACGTTAACATTATTCGTAAGGGTTACGATCCAGCAACAATGGTTGATATGGCAGCCTTCTGTAACAAATACGAACTGAATCGTATTATGCCATCCTTACCTCAGCAGATGCGTGCTATCTTCAAAGACAGTCGCTCTGTAATCAAGTATGTCGACTTGAAGGTACGTGGTGAGTGTCTGGGTCGTATTGTTGGGCGTCGTCGTACTGAGGCTGTTCTGGCTACGATTCCACATGCACGTATTCCAGAGATCGTTCGCGGTGCTCAGAAGAAGACGGTTATCTTCACGTCTTATGTTGAAGGCGTGCAGATGGCAGAAGCCATTTGTAAACAGGCCGGTCTGAAACCATTGGTTGTTTATGGTGATACCAATAAAAACCTGAAGGCGATTACTGATCAGTTTACCAACGATCCAAATGCTAACCCGTTGATTGCGACCTACCAGTCTCTTTCTACAGCGGTTCCGTTGACAGCAGCATCTACGATGCTTGCGTTAAATTTACCTTTCCGTGAGCATGACTATCAGCAAGCTGTTGGACGTATTGACCGTATCAACCAGGATACCCCAACTGAGGTCATTAACCTTGTGCTGGATACCGGTAAGATGGAAAACATCACTGGTCGTACTGTCGATATCTTGCGTTGGTCTAAAGATCAGGTTGATCAGATCATGGGTGAGAAAGCAGGCTACACGGTTGAGTTGTCAATGGAGAGTTACAACCATAACAACTTGATCGAAAACTGCTACGGTCTGCGTGTTCCGTACTTCTCTCGTGCAGCATAAAAAAAAAATAAGCCTGAGTGCTCCTCTTCCCCGAAGGGAAGAGGAGTCTCTTTATGCCATCTTTGCCAGCGGCTCGAAATGTTCGTGCTTACTAACCAATCGAGTCTTCCTACTGTAAACTACTGACTTTACATTAGGCCGCGACATGACTTCTATCAATACCCGTCCCTGTATCTTCAGGAAAGTCTTGTCCTTGCCGAACAACCCAGACTCCAACTCACGATGGATTAGTATGTTACCCATACGCAACAGGAACAAGTCTACCTCGCCGTCACTGACCGCCAAAGTGTCTGCACCTGGGTTTAGTTTCAGCTTATACAGGTTCTTGCGCGAGCTACGTCCTTTATCCGTACCCAAGTGGATCATGCGTCCGATGGCGTCGCAAATCAGCTTACGTGAGAGCGGATACAGGTCTCCATGATAATAGATACCTATCAACTGGGTTAATTCACCCTGTGTGTTTATCACAGTGATACCGTCAAAGTCTTGCACACGATGCATATCGCTGGATAGACTCAGGATTGGTCTTTCTTTGCTGTAGATTGTGGCACTCTCGACTTCGCCGTGTTTACCCACACATCCGTAAATAGACATTGCTCCATCTTTAGCGTAGAAAGTTTGGTTAGTCTTGCGCATTTCTTTTCCTTATAACGGACATAATAGCGAGAGGGTGTGGCCACACCCTCTCTTGTTGGTAATTTAAATGTGCGCCTTTTGTGTGCGGCTATGGGTAGTGTAAGCGTAGTCGTACTTCATCAACGCGCGAGCGGATGCTTCCGAACCATAAGTACGCTTAGGTGCATTCATCATGCCAGCCATCTTTGTTTTGAATTGGCCGACAGTCATCGCCTTCCCATTGTTATAGAAATGGTTACGATTGTGCTTAGCCTGCATCGGAGTGACGTCACGTGCCAATCGATTGTTACCGGCTTTAAGCATTTTGATAGCGCCGCCTATTCCTAAGAAGTGGGCAGTGTAGACTTCAGAAGGTGTTACCTCACGGTGTAGTCGCGCAACAAGAATCCCGCGATTCTTCTTCCACAGTTCAGCACTCATTAAAGCATTCGCCATTGGGTTGGACATTTTGGTTTTCCGGCTCAAGCCGTACTTAGGTCCAAACTCTTTTAACATGGCTTGCCAAGTACCAGGTTCAAACTGAAATAGACCACGTTTATGGTCGCCTTTGAATTTAGATTCAATGTAGGCAACGGCTGCCATATTGGCAGGGTCTACTTGAGCTTTGACAGATGCCTTTACAATAACAGAGCGGTGCTTAGCCCAATTATCGTAGTGGGGGTTGGCCGCAGAAACAGATGCGTGTGCGTTAGTTTGTAAGAACATGAGTAAGCACAGGGCTAGCGCAATATACGCTACAAAGCCGAAGCTCATTTTCTTACAGAAGTTAGTGGATTTCATTTTTAAAGATCCTTAGCGTTTTCGGCCTAGCGACGGCCATGCGTTCAGGTAGCAGGATTGCTGTGTGTGTTGTCGCTTATGGTTATCCTTTTTATTACGACGTGAGGTGATTTATACAATGGGAGAGAACTGTACTTTATTACCCGGTGAACACAGGACTTGTTTGTACAAGCTGTGCATCGCGGCGTAGGTACCGTCAACACTCCAATCGATGTTTGCTTTCTTAGAACGAGATAGCGTGAACTCTCCGTGGCATTGCCGTAGCAGAGGGTGCTTCGCATACAATGTATACCAGTATTCGTGCTTTCTTATCTCCAACGTTGTTGAGAAATAGACAACCACAGGCGGGTACCCTGGTGTCGTATACGAATCGTGGAACCAGGTAGAGATAGCATAGGCTACGTTCTCCAGTTCGATGTCCGTTGGTGCTACTTGATACAACCATACACTAGCATAGCGAGTGGGTGTGACTTTCATATACAACCAAGCACACGGCTTTGGCCTACCACGTGTCAACGCCTCACTTGCATAAAAAGTTAGCTGGCCATCAACTTCAATGTAGAAATCTTTCAGGTGTTTAGTTTTTGGTCGTCTGTTCCTTAGTATGGACACACGTTTTGATTTGAAAGATCGCTTGGAAAGGCTAGAGTTGTCTACGCCCCAAGTAGGCAGCAACTCAATGGTGCTCTGTGACATTTGGTTCTGTTCCTTTATGGTGACTCTACAGTAGGATAATGTATATCTGAAAATGTGATGGCATAAAACCCACCCCCGAAGGAGTGGGCTACGTATTACTTGGTATACATCTGCAACCAACGACCTACATCACGCAGGTAGTGGCAGAACATGAAGAGAGGCGAGTACGTAAAGTCACTTGCACTATCCGGACGGGATTGGAAATAGAACTCATCATACAGCTCTTCGCCAAACTCTGAGTCATAACCAAATGCATCGTTCTCCCACACGCCGCTATCACAACCTGAACCCATGAAAGGAATCATGTCGTGGAGTTTAGCGTAGTCGGTAGCAAAGCTCAGCAGGGCTTTACCAGCAGCCACTACGTCTTCTTCGGTCAGGTCAGGTACATCGAGTGCTTCTTTGTACGTAACCTTGATCTCTTCTACCGCATTGAACTTGGCCTTTGGATTATAACGCAGAACGTAACCACCCATCAGCTCACCGCTAGTGAGATTAGGTTTAAGCGGGTACGGAATTTTCTGCGCTTTATCCAGAGTGTCTTTGGCTACCGCTTCAGCATCTTCACCACGCTTGATACGTGTCTGTGCGTCATCTTCCAGATCGCTCAATGCCTTAGCATAAGTTTTACACGCCGGGAGAACAGAGTCCAAGAGCACTTTAATGCGGCGCAGTGCTTCTGGTACGCCCTGGGCTGGCAGCAACACTTTACCGTCTACAGACAGTCGACACGCCAACTCTTTATCGATTGTTCCCGACAGGGGGTGGTAGTTGTGTTTTACCCAGCCTGGATTAGCGAAGGTCTTCTCGATCTCTTTACGTTGTTCCTGCGCCCAACGAGAGTCAGTCAGTTTCTTACCGTCCTTCTCATCGCCTGGTGAGGGTTTATTATAACCCTTGAACATCGCTACGATACCATCAAAGATGCCTTCCTGTGAGACTGTGAAAGACTCAGTAGAAGCTTGTGTGTTGATAGCGCCGGTGTTACCGGTTGCAGGGGAAGTACCAGGCTCAGCCTGTGCAGGTTGCGAAAACTCCTGCGCGCGTTCTTCCTGGACTGCATTAACCAGACCTGCCGCCGTGACAGGCGCTTTCGGTGTGTCCGCCGGTGGTGCTGCATCCTGTTGTTCCGCCTTACGCACTAAAGCCTGAGTATCCAGAAGTTTGCCATCTGGGGATTTGTCATTGTACTGGTTAAACCAATCAATGAGTTCTTCCATACTCAGCAGAACAGTTACATTGTTACGCTCGAGAAGACGCTTAGCGGAAACAATGGAACTCCACTGTTGTTCACTAAAGGCTTTGTCTTCGAAGCTTGGTAGAAATGCCACAACCACAACTTTCTCAGAACGGATTGCGTCTTCAGTCATTTCGAGGTAACTGTAGCAACCTTCCTGATACGGCGTGATGGCATAAAGGATAACGTCTGCTTCCCCACGCACAGCCAGTTCAGTTTCTTTGGCTTCCTCAGTCCATTCACTGACGATTGGATTGAACCAGCGGAAACTTTGACCCACCTGTTGGCAGAGACGCTCACGCCACTTTGGTCCTGTGCTCGTACCGCCCATGAAGACGATAGGCGCATTCCCTTCAGCAGCAAGTGCTTCACGAATACCCATTACAAACTCCTTAACGGCGGGCTTTCACCCGCCTCAGTTTTTACATAAAGAAACCGTCTTCAGTAGGCTGGTCTTTATCGTCGATAATGCTGCGGTTGTCTTTACGAGCCGCGCGGCGTTTCTCAACTTCTTCCAGCTTACCTTTGACCAGATCAGCGATAGCCGGGATTGCCTGAACGCTCACAACAAAGTGATAGCTCTGGTATTCACGGCCGTCTTTAGGATGGTAGCCAACGGTGCTGTAGTCCGGCATCACGCCACCCAGGGTTTCAGACGCATTGCTGATAACAGATGCGATTGAGATTGGGTCAGCTACGTCAGACAGTTGTGACGCGTCGGTAACAACCTGCATCAGTGCCAGCTGTGGCTTAACATTGATACCTGGGATACGATCGGGACGCAGGAAGTTCAGGATGTCTGCGGTGTCCAGCTCGGTAATACGCGGACCACACATGACACTGACTGCGGCAATGATCGCTTTTACTTTAGCATCAACTGCTGCACGCTCTGAGTTATCGCCATTGTCTTCATAGGCAACCGGAATGAACATCCCGTTGGTACGGGCTTTACCGTCCAGCGTCTTTAACGCGTCCAGGGTGTTCTTAACGGTCAGCGCATTTTCGCTACTGCCCACGACGATACCGATCGCGCGTTCGCCACGTTTGATTAGTTCCATCAGTACGTTGGTACCTTCAGTGTTACCGGAACCACCAGACAGAGAGAAGGCAACGATGTTCATTGCAGCAGGCGGCATGTTCAACAGAATCTGATTTGTTGAGTTATCCGCGCTAAATGCTTTGTGGGACTCAATGCGCAGTTTACCTGCACCGTCCATACCTTGAACGACATAGACGTCTTCGTCGCGCTCATCACCGCGCAGGTTAGCGGTTTTACTGGTGTCGACGTAACCCACCTTAATTTCCGGCAGATTAGTGGCTTCGATCAGTTCTTTGTTTTCTGGCAGCGACAGATCCCATGGGCGAGTGGTGTTAATACCAAAACCGCCAACCCCATAGATACGTACAGATCCTAAACTCATTGTAAGCCTCATTTTGTAAATTAGTCCATACCATTGGAGGTTGTATGAACGCCATTGATAAGGCACTGCAAGAAATCAGAGCGACCATTCCGCTTCCGATTCTACAGCGCTCCTTTATTAACACAATCGAACATTACCAGATGTTGAACGTTTCTCTGGATAGTGTTATTCGTGACCAGGTCATTTCCCAGCGCGTTTGGGCAGACTGTAGCTTGCAAGGTGCACAGCAAGTCTTGATCCCATTCAGTAACTTGAAGCCTATCCAACCGGACACGTATTCCTTCATCTATCGCATTCCAAAAAGCATGACCAATGGTCGTAGCATAATGTCTGTGTTGGATGTAGTTTATTACGTAGCCCAAGGGGTAGTTGCTTCCGGTGGTACGTTCAAAATGGGGAACACTAACGAGAACTCACCATTACTTCAGGCAGGTAAAGCATTGCTTGATGTCGAGGGTAATATCTCGCAGATCTCCACAGCGAACGCACAGATCATCGGTGAGAACGTAATCTTCGTTAACGATAACTCCGGACTAGTAGTATCCGGTGGCGCACACGTTAAACTGGCGCATGACGAACAGTTCTCGAATATCAAACCTGAACTCTACGGTGCCTTCGCTAAACTCTGCGTACTGGCAACCAAAGCCTGGATCTTTAACAACATGGAGATCATCATCGATCGAAATGAAGTCTGGTCCGGCATGGTGGTAGGTAAGTTCAAAGAGATTGTGGATCGCTATTCGAGTGCTGAAGAAATGTACCAGGAGTACAAAGACACAACGTGGCGTAAAGCACAGGTGTCCGCTGACTATGTGACTTCTAACCGCATCATTCGCGGGATGTTCGGTTTCGCTCGTTAAGATAAGCCAACGTCAGTCGACCAGCCAACTCAACAGTGTACTCTTTACCCGGCACGATAAGTTGATGTCCCATGTGGATGTAGTACCAGTAGTCTGGTTGACCACGGCGATAGAACGGAATGTTCGTTCCTTGGCCTGGTATCGGATAGGTCGTTACCACGCCGAGTAAATTATCGTCCAGGTACAGGTAATGAACGAATAGGTCGGAGTCATCTAAGATCAACTCGCCCACATCCAGTATCTGATGCGGTTCTTCAAGCTTGGTCTTCACCCAGCGCTGTAAGATCTCCAGGTAAGGTTCAGGCGAACGATCTTCGCTACGGTCCATCTTAACCAGACTATAGTTACCGTGTTCGTCCAACAGTAACGCAATCAGATTGCCGACACTGTAATCAAGACTAAAGGTAACTTTGCCGTCGCTGGTTTCCATGACAGTCATGGGATCTGGTACTTCACTTTCAACAACGTTAGTTTCCATAATCTCACCAAAAAAAAAATAGTCTTAGGCTAGCCTCCCGATGGGAGGCTAGTTTATGCCCGCAGATGCGGATTAATGAAAGCAGCGTTTAATCATGGTTTGAATATCGAACAGTTCGATAGACCCACCAACGACTTTACCGACTACAGTCTTACCCAACTTAACTTCGCCGTTCTTCTCACGCAGCTCACCTACCGCCCATACTTTGAATGGGATGCGCGTGGCTTTAGCGTAATCAACAGCTGCTTCGATTACCGACTCTGGGAGCAGGCGATCAGATGGGTCTACCATCGGGTATGCACGCATCAGTACCAACTCACCGTTCTGCTGAACGAGTGCGGTCACTGTATTGATGCTCAGTTCAGTACTCAGAACGATCTCTGCGTTGAAATCGTTGTCGGTGTTCAGGATGATATTGGTTGATGCGTTCATAATGGTATTCCTTATAAGTAAGTGGCGATCTTCTCAGCGAGCAGTCTGTTACCCGCATAGATCACAATATGGCGATCGGCCATGTAATCATTATCGATAAAACCGATCTGTTGATTTTCTGTGGTGTCAACCACAATCAGTCGATACTTAACAAACGGACAGTCTATGACCGTGACGTTGTCTGTACCCTTTAACAGCTCTACCAGTCTGGTGATTTGGTTGTGCGCATGGTTCCCCGACTTGTAGGTCTTACGGAACATTGCCGAGATAGAACTGTTTCCGTTCCGGAGATGCTTAACCGCGAAGTTCTTGTCGTAGTGACCAACTTCGCTAAAGTTCACGCTGTCGCCATCTTCAGAACCATGTGTCTCAATGACGTAGTAGCCATCAGGTCCAGGTGTGAGTTTACTCAACTCTGCTCGGTCGCAGGTACCGCAGTTAATATGGCCAACCACCTTAGCTTCGGTTAGAAGGCTAGCGTGTTGCGGGGTAGCATACACCACGATATCCAGACCAGTGCAAGACTTGATCCAATCACGCAATGTTTCACCGCCTGGAACTTTTGAGCGCATCTGAAACTGTGAGTACATAATCTATTCCTTTTCATAATAAGAGTTTAGGCTGTATTTAAATACAGCCTAGTTTAAAACGACCAACTACAGCTTACGCATTGCTGTGTCGATTGCGATACCGGCAGCAACTGCTGCGGCAGTAACGCAGAACGAGATGCCCAGCGTAGCGAATTCGCCAACTGGTTCTTCACCGTCTTTCTTGGGTGCAACGATAGCAGTTGTAACAGATGCTGCTACCAGACCCATAGAAACGCCTACCAGGATAGACGGGATATTTCGTACATTGATATCTAACATGTGGCCCCCTAATCGGACATAGAACGGATAACTTTCTCAACAGTGGTGCTTACAACTACACCACAAACGATGACGCCAACGCGGCGCAGTATCTCATGCTCCTCGCCAACATATTTGCGAGATTCGCGGTCTACCACATAACTGGTAAGACCACCCGCTACAGCACATGCAATGCGAGTTAACATAGGTACCTCTCTTTACAGTAAATGGGGACCTTACGATCCCCGACAGCTCAGCACTTAACTTTGCGCTTCACGCACAACTTCAGCCACTGAGTCGGCAGCGTCATTAACGACTTCTGCCACGGTTTCAGTCAGGGTGCCAGTGTCGTCACCGTTAGCACGTTTCCACGCCCAGTAACCGAAACCAGCTGCCGCTGCAACACCAACAACGATACAAGTAGCGATAGTAACTTTCTTAGTAGTTGAAGACATAATTTGAATCCTTATAGAAATGATAGAGTGAGGGCATAAAACCCAAGGAAGTGAAGCATTACTGCTCCACATTCACAAGGGTCTTATATATCTGAAAATTTATTGAAACGGTGGTTTAGTTAATAAACCGTGCACCACGCAGGTAGTTGAAGATACCGTCGCCCCAGGCGCGAGTAAACGTCATGCTCATCTGACCTGCTTCCATCGATGCAGTACGTGCTTCCCACACTGGCAGCCATACGCCACCTTCACGGGTAGGGAGTGCGAAGTAGTTCATGGTGAAGTTACATGCACCCGGCAGATACCAGTCATAGGCACCATTCATAGCACCTTGCAGACGCTGGATGATGTCCATGTGGATTGCCAGCATGTGCTGGTTACACTCTTCGGTTGTGTAGACACGGAAGAGCTGCTCAGGAGCAGGCTGATACTCGACCGCAAAGCCAGGCACTGCATGCAGTACGTTGATAAAGTCAACGATAACTGGATTCAGGCTACGACCCTGCTGATACAGGAAGTCCATAGTGCGCTGGCGGATAGTGTTGATCTGAGCATAGTCTGGGTAACGGGTTTGCATAACCATTCCTTATTAGTAGCGAGTTAGCCAACTAAAGAAGTTGGGCGACACGACGTTTCCTTTAGCATCCAGGTAACGTGTCTCTTCTGTTGTGTCAGCAGAGAGATCGTAATCTACCAGAACGCTTTCAGCCAGCCGGAAATTTAAATCAAGGCCAAACTGAGTAAAGGTTGCGACGGTCTTGTTGTTGAAAGAAGCATTGTGTGGAAAGAACGTTTCATCCTTGTTAGGTGCGACCAGTGTAAATACACCGGCATCTAACACATTCATGGTAGGATGTTTAAGCTCAGCAAATGCACGAATCAGCTGGCGGGTAAGTTTGGCACCCAGCTCACTGTCCGTGAAAATACTGATGAAGCTTTGTGAGTCGCCAAGCCATTGCGAGAGCAGACCACCTTTAGGATCATTCAAAGTAAGACTAACATCGTTAGGGCAAATGCGTCGTTTACCTTTAAGCTCCAGACGGTGGGCAACGAGACTCTGGTTGGTTTGCGTTAACATACCGTAGAATCCGTTTACTGCTCCCGGCTTCAGGCTGTAGACCTCTTCCCAAAGTAAGAGTTCAGACGGGCGACCTGGATGTGGAATCTGACTAACCGGCATATGAAGATCGGTACGCTGTGCACTGGCTGTCTTATAGTTAAGGATGAACCCTAACGTAAAGCCACCGGTGGGCGTTGATACAACATGTGCTGATTTGATTTCGGGTTCGTAGATTGAGAAAAGCACGTGAGTGTCCCCTTAGCTGGTAACGCTGTGTAATACCTCCAAGCGCACCATGCGATTGAGTAAGCGCTCACTGTCTGAGTATTTGTAACCCGTGCATTCAAGCCTGGTAAGACCTGCTGCACTGAAGTTAAAACGCCCGTCAGTAATTGCCCCTAACGTCACGTTAGCAATGGTAAGGTTGCTACCCGGCTTATTCATCCAGAGCTGACCCATTACACGCACTGTACCACCTGCCGCTTTAGCAATTAGTACCTGCGCACGATCACCCATTGCACCATATTCTTCAGGTACAACTTTGTCACCGTTTTCCAATGCATAGACGTGAACCACATCATTCGCAGTAAAGGCGACTACAATATCCTGAAGACTGATTTCTTTAGTCAGTCGCATGAGTACAGTATTGTTCTCACGCATCTCCAGGAAGTCGGACTTTGAAGTCTTCACCCAACGGCAGTTAATCATCAGAACCTCAGCGTTGTTTTGCCAATGTCAATACAGATGGTTTTCGATTTAGGACTTTCGCGATACATAACGAAGCCTGCGATGGCCAGCGGGTTTTCCAGATCCCAATTTACTTTGAGCGGAGTCAGCCACAGAAGGCGACGAGCCATGACTTTCAAAGTCGGGTAAAGTTTATAAACGTCGGCGATCTTAGACTCTTTGGTCACCATCGGATCTTCAGCGATGTCGCGGATAACGCGAACAAACTTTGCTGCGTCCAGATTGATGTCATAGTTGCTGCGACCACCGACACCCATGTTCTTATCGTAAATCGGGAAAACTGACAGGACACCTTCGTTGGCGAAAGTTGGGATATGCGCATATGCAGTAATCATGTTGATGTTCCTTATAGAAGTGTTAGGTCTGAATGGTGAATACGTCACCGGATAAAGTTACAATGATACGTTTAGGTAAAACCTCAACGCTGAATTGTTCGTTCTTGCAGGCCACAAGGTCTTTACGACACTGATATAACATAGTGTGCATAAATGATTTTAAACGTGGTTTTGCTGTGGCGATCTTTGCTCCAACGATGTAGTTGTTGAAGGCTTTGGTGATATGGTTAGGCAACATGCTCGCGGTCCGGGATAATGGCTACTACATTGTCACTGTCGATGCGGTTAATGCGGTAGCGAGTTACGGTAGCTAACCCACGTGTAGCTGGGGTAGCGAAGAACACCGTACGTGTGCCCAGGAAATAACCCTCACAGACACGCAGAGGATTTTGCCCTGCAACCAGAGGTGGGATTTGGCGGACACTGACGACGGTTTCGATATCAACTATCGTACGATTGGGCACGCCAACGAAATCCCAGAACAAACGATGCAGGTATGCACAGTTGCGTAACGTCTCCAGAGCACGAGCAATCTGAAGGGTATAGACAGACAGACTCAGACGAGCGAGTCCATCGGTAGTAACCTGGAATGCGATCTTCTGGTTGATCAGCAGTGGTCGAATAACCAGCGCTTCTTTAACCTCACCGATGGTGACATAGTAGTTACCACCTGCCATGTTACAAACAATGCTAACATCGCCAGCGGCCAAAATAACAATACCTGGTCTTGCTGTGAGCGTTTGTTTGACGAAACGCATCACCTCTTTCTTCTCGTCGAAATAAAGGGTAGCCATTAGTTCTCTCCTCTTATGGGCTATCTACACGGAAATAATATGTATTTGAAATTTGAATGATGTCTAAGGAACCGTTATGGCCGATACTTTAAAGACGGTCTTTGATCGAAACTGTCCAGATATTGTTGCTGACAGTAAGTTCGCACAATCGATCATCGACTTCGCAAAAGCTTTCGTTAATAAGAATCCAGATCACGTACGGTTCTTTGGCGGAGCACTCATTGGAGTCTATCCACTGCGTTGGGTAAACTCAGACCTGGATAAGTGGTACGACGTCATCTTGAAGGGTGCGGATGAGATTGCTATCCGTAAGCAGCTCCACGCATTGCCAGGTATTGACGCTAGTTGGGTACGCGGCGCTGATGAAACAAACCACTCGATGATCTACTGTCTGCATCTGCTTGAGCATGGTAACATCCCTGCCAAGTTGAAACTGGAAGCTCAGATTGCCTCAATGGAAATCATGCAGTATAAGTTCCTGTCCAGTCTGATGTATCACTACTTCCCCCACCCAGCTGCCATGTCAGTAGCACAGGCGACGTACAACGCACTGTCGAAGAAGTTCGACCTTAAAGTGTGTGGTAACTGGGGTGAGTTGGTTAAAGAGCGTGCAATCGATATCATCGCGCCTAAGAGCATACACCGTAAAGCCTTCACTGACTTTACTGATGCAAAAGGCATCGTCTACATTATCACAGACGTACAGGGTCGCTTGCGCAGCATCGTTAAGAACATCACCGCTGTTTTCTATAACGTTAAGGAAGCAGGTAAAGGAGTACTGTCCGAGTCCACGATGGTTGAAGGCGAAGACGGTATGTATCTCAAGGACAAGACGACCGCTATCCGTGACGGTGTGAACTATCTCACCAGTATCGTTAACGATAAGCGTGGGTTCGTACGTAAAGAGATCTTGCGTCTGGTCAACCGTAAGATGTCAACGTCTCGTGACTGGTTAGTGGAATCTTCACTCAACCTTCTCTCTGAACGTTACGGTGATCCTAAGTACCCTGCGGTACAAGAGCTTTGTAAAGAGACTCTTCTACACGCGTTCGAAGTCATGACCGCCAAGAACATTCGCACCAACGATTATCCGCTCATTATGGATACGCTGAAGAAAAGCTACATGGCTTCTCGTGAGACACACCCTGGTGTGTTGAAGATGCGTAAGTTAGGTGACGAGTTAGTACTGGCAGCGCTACCACCAGGGCGTAGCAATGTTGTCGCACCAGATCGTGGGGCCGTGTTGCTGTACATTGTGTTGCGTACTCTTACAAAGCACAATTTCTAACAAAAAAAGAAAAGGCTGAGGCTAGGGACCGTTGGGTCCCTAGCCTTATGCCGCTATAGCGCGCTCAGTGTGGCATACGGGAAAGCAGCAACCCAGTAGAGTTGATCATTCTCGTATATCGCACGAACGTGGTAATGACTCTTTATGCTGCGTTGCCTAGCATCAATGAACCCACCAAAGAATCTGGCGTTTTCATTCAGCTTAGCTGTAGTTAATAAGGTGTCGGGTTTAGCTATGCCAACTAACCCGCCATCGAACATATAAAACGTATCCCCAACTTCGGCTTTCAAATGACGCAGTCCGGCAGGAGTAAATTTCATTTCCTTATTCTCACCGCCAAACAGCATGCGTTTACTAACCCGAGTAATGACGAATCGTTCAACTATACCTAGGGACGCGTTATTGGTTATTGGTCCCGATGGTGTTTTCATATGCACTCCAGACTTTGTTCCGTAAGAAGTCTACGGAGCGTCCTGTTAGCACAGCTGACTCTACTTCCAGTTGCTGGTTGTCTACGGACACAACCTCAGCAAAGATAGTGTCTTCTAACAGGAACTCTACTGACCCCTCTCCAGTGTCAATGATTTCCATATTCCCGCATGCAAGTAATTCGTATTCGATAAAAGGCGGTGTGGTAATGTTCAGTAGTGTCAATAGCTGATTGTCAGTCTCACCTACATCCTCGTCTCCACGGAATGCAAGTAAGTCATACAACACCGGACCAGTGTGGTCTTCATGGTAATAACCAATCAATACCCAGAAAGCCTTAGCTGCTTCTTCATCGGTTGGTAAGTAAAGTTCACCTACAATATCTTGTTTGTAGTCAAGCCATTTACCGCCAATTCGTTTTAGTGCACAGTCGGCCTTCGTGATCGCCTCCCAATTATCAAATAGTGTTTGCATGATGTGTTTCCTTAAATAGATGTCCTTCGCACTGGTGTAGTATATATCTGAAAATGCGATGGGGCATAGGAGACTCCCCCGAAGGAGAGTCTCTGTATGAAACTTAAAGATAACGTTCGATCAGAGCTGCCATTTGGGTTTTGAATCCATCCTCACCTTCAGACGGACCAAATCCCATGAGTTGCAGATTAGTCACACGAGCCATGCCGTTGATGTGCGGTGTATCGAAAGTGGCCAGCGGCGTATTGCCCAATGTAGCCATCCAACGATCTCCATTACGGCTGACGGTAATGCCAAGTCCGTAACCGCACAGTTTCCACAGTGTATTCGTTTCACGCGTAGCGCGTTCTGCGATATAACCAACCAAGCACTCAGGAATACCCAGTGAAAGGTTAGACACAGACACACCGTAGAATACCATTCGTCCGGTAGGGTTTTGAATGATACAAATTCCCTGCTCCATGGGAACTGCAAAAGGTGACAAAGTCATAATGCGCTGGCGTTCCTCGCCGTGGGCCAATGCTATCGCTGGACCCATAGCCAGATCACACTGATCCAGGAATCTCCGATCGATGTTCATTTAAGTCTCTCCTACATTACGTGTAACCTCCCCTGGTAAGTGTACCCAGATACGCCACGTAATGGTCAAATACATTTGTTAGTTGATGCGCAGAGGGATACACCACAATGGCGTGTGCCCTGGCAGTAGGCGCTGATGGATCTTGATAGAACATTACCCAGTCCTTATAAATTCCGGACGGTACATAGACCCGACCATTGTAATGCCAATACTGCTGCTTGAAGCAACAGATTAGAATTGTTACTGGATGGATCTCACCAAGAAACCGAACGCTGTACAAACATCGCACTAGCTCCCCTTGCAGGAGTATGGGTTTGCGCTGTTTGCGTAGGCTCGTTCGTATGATTTCGAACACTATTTTTATTTTACGCAGATAAGGCTTGATTAGCTTAATCATGCCCAAGTCCTCCAAAAGAGGATAGCATACTATTTCTCTAAGGCGACGATACGTTCTACTGCGCGGGTCTTATTGATAGCGAGGATGAAGTCACGCATTGACCTCATGGGGTCAGTACCCAAATAGACCTTACTGTGCAGCGTTGTGCCGTCCTTTGGTTTCAAGGCATCCATGTGGCCCTCCATCCGATGTTCTTGTCCCTCAACGCACCACACACGCACTGCTGGTACACGTTTGCGTTTACCACGAGATTTCGCCAGAACGGTGCCTGGTAATGCCATGACGATAACCGCCATACGCAACTCCGAGAGAGTAGCTGTGTCGAGACGATGTGGCGTAGCACCATGAGTCACGTCAAATGTACTCGCTGAGAACTGCGGCTTGAAGTAATCAAGTAAATTAAACATTGAAATCTCCGAGGCTGGTATTTTATTACCAGCCTGCTCTGTTTTTATGAATCAAACAAAAGTCCGGGGTTTTATGCCATTGGAGGGCATGTAGTGATTAGAATCTACGTGTACGCATTGCTTTGGTACGTGCATCTTTGATGTCTTCCAGCAGTTCGTTCAGTGAGAAGCTTTCACCACCCATTGCTTTGATCTTAACATTCAAAACATTTAACTTGTGTTCGAGTTTACTTACAACATACATGTTGGTAGTACTTTTTAACTCTTCGACTACGCTATCCAGTTCTTCACGGTACGCCCTCTGAAGCTCAGCCTCAGCAGCAGCACGACGCTCCTCAGGTGAAGCCGCATCTCCAGTCGTTCTAGACAGGATAGCACCGCGAGGGATACCGTAGTGTGAGAGGTTGGATGCTTTCATGACGAACCAGAAGTTCAACAGCCAACTGATAACCATGTCATCGTGGCCAGAAGCTTTATGGTCAATACGACCGTTCTTCACAACCAGTGATGTGATTTCGTTGATCAGTGTTTTATCGCGAGTATGGCGACCAGCACGCTTAGCTGCTTCAGGTAACACTTCACCGTACAGAGTCATACGACTTTCTGCTGTGGTGTTGAAGCCGAACTTATTACGGACATCATCATAGAAGTAGTTACCACGTGCACGCACTGGTGTGTTCACCATAGCGGCGGCATTCTTATCCACTTTCATCTCTTCAACAATCCAGTTGAAGATACGTTTGAATGGATCAATACCTTGCAACGGTAGGCGTAAGAGTAACGCATCGATCATGGTCTGTGCAGTAGACTTACGCTCGATAATCAGTGTAACGTTTGGATACTTGATTAACAGCTCACCGATGTAGTCAGCAAACTTAATCAGGTTCGTCTCGTTACAACGCCCTGCCCCAATAGTGCCCATGTCACGAATATCCGTGAACACCATACCGATGGCATCTCGACCTACCGCTTCCGAGGTATCCATACCGAGCAGTACGTGAGAGCTTTCCATGAACTTCTCATGTTGAGCCTTCGGAACGTGCCAACCGATGCTGTAGCCATCCTTGTGATATTCTGTCCACAGCGGTTCGCGCTCAGAGTCACGGATGATGTTGTTCAGCTCAGTGGAAAGAGGGGAACGTAAAGAACCTGACGTCCAGCGATTGAAGAAGTCACGGTCGGCCTCTTCACCTTTTGCGCCGGAGTTCTGTAATGCGTCGCGGAGCCATTCTTCGCTAAGACCTAACTGACGATAACTCCACGTACCGTTGATCATGATACGCGCACCTTTCTTACCGATGCGTTTGATCAATACGGCACGTAACTCATCCTGGTCTTTGAGGTCGTAGTACGACTCATCAAACACAGCTGCGTCTGAAAGCATTTCGTAGACGTAAGCGCCTTCACGAGTATCCTTCTTCCCAGCCGTTGTTGTAAAGATGTTTGAGTAGGGTTGGTCGTTCTCACGAGCAATCTGACGAGCCATTGTACCTGCCGCAAGAGCAGCTGGTATAGTGATGTCGATATTCGAACAGAACGGTACCTCATCGATATGCGTTACCTGACACGTAGATCCACGCCCCAAGTTTAACGCCCCCGACTCCGTTTTCTGTGCCACCCCTGTAACGTAAGCATTACCCAGCAGGTTGTAAGTCAACTCTGATTGGTTGTCTGCATCTGCGCGGTCTTTTATCCAAAGGTAAGAAGGCAGCAGGTCACGGATAGCTTTCAAACGGTCGATGTTAGAACGACGCAGTGCGTCATCCTTTGTGATCAGATAAATCTTCCCTTTATACATCGTGAAATACATCAGGTTAATACTGATGGTATCCGACGAACCAGACTTACCTGTCTGACGTGGCTGGATTAACATGTAGTCGATGTGGTTATAGAAACTCCAGATCAGACTGATGTTAGCACGGTTTGCTACGAAGCGACGAGGAACACTACCTGCCTCGAACCGTACAATCTCACGATAGTAATACCAGGGGTTGAAGCGACACTCAATGGCAATCTTATTTTTGATTTCGGCTGAAAGGTCTGCCGCAAAAGGATCGACGTGTCTGAGTTCGGGCTGAAGTAATGACAGCATGAAAGTACAGTTACGTACACCCATTGCTTTATACAGCTCTGCCATATCCAAGAAGGACTGGTTGCTAGTCTCTCGGTGGACAACAGCTGTAGGGTAGAGCTTCCAATCTTGTTCGAATAAAATCATAAGTAAGACTCCATAAAGGCATGGCGCTGGGTGTAGGGGTTTCCCCCTACACCCTTTGCTTAGCTGGTCTTAGTCGTATTCAGGTGATGCACAACGAGCGGAGAACTACCCAGTTGCAGATCAACGTTAGCCAGTCGCTGGATAAACTGCACCACAACAGACTCACCAACGTTCATACCAGTACGCGACGCAATTGTGGCGTTCCAGGAACCGACAGGATACTCTGTGACAATATCATTCATTACCAGACGGAAGTGGGTCGGCGTAGGTGCTTTCAGTTCCTCACCCTCGATGAACAGAGGCTGGGTACGATAGAACACCTGATCTAACCACAGGTCCAGTGATGTGATGCCACAGGAGATATCTACAGACCAGTTGCCGACTTTGTTGAAAGTAAAATCAGCAGACAGATTCATACCATACTCATTATCTGCGTTCTGACTGTAGCGGATGAGCCACGGCGTGTCGCTAGTTAATGGGTTACCCATGAGCGTGATGCCCAGGTTTTGGGTATGTAAATGTGGGTTCAGTGAAGGGTCAACTTTAGACACCTCAACAGAAACACCCAGGTCTTGCAGGATGCCGTAACGCAGCGGACGGAAGGCTGGCGTGTTCGGGTTCCATTCGACGTATGGTGTCGCGTAGTACGCACGCTTACGATCAGCGTTGTACAGATACCATTCGATTTCGTAACCAACGAACTCGTTTACCCAGACCGGGATTGGGAACAGTTTCAGGCTATAAGCACCTTCAGCTGCAACACTGCGAGCATTGTACGCTTTGGTGATAAAGCGCTTAACGTTCTCGCTACCCACGATGCTGGACTCTTCGTCACTCAGGATATACGTCAACACCAACGGAATGCGTTCACCTTCAATGGTAGAAACGTATTGTTCCATGCCGTCGAGTTTGACTTTGCTGCCGTCGATTGGATAATCCTGATAGCCGTCGTTGAAGTGGACACGACACATCATCATCAGACTTTCGATGGTGGTGTTCAGCGCAACGTTCAATACAGTCTTGTCAGACTTATTGAGGTTCGGCGATACCAGTTCGATGCCCGTAATGACGCGCTGACCAATCTCAACAGGACGAGTGAACGTGGTGACTGAGGTAAACAGCACAGAGCGGCTCAGAACGCTACCGTCTTCACCGTAGAACACAACAGTGCACGGTTCACCCTCTTTTAACGTCGCCGTCGTATACGCCTGTACAGCCACGTAGATTGCGTCGTTGGTTACGTTGTTAGTGCCAACGAGTTCCAGTGGAATATTCTCGTTAGGACTTACGCCATTACCGTCGAACCAGATGCCGATTGGAGTATAACCTTCACCGGTGTTGTAACCACGGAAGATCTTAGCCCACTTAGCTTCACGGCCGTAGATATAAAGCTGACGATCGATGTTCAGTGAATGAGGTGTTACCGCACCATTGAAATAGATACGCTGACTTTCTGATTGGAACAGTCCAGGTCCGGCACCGAGGATAACATCGTAATCGGTATCGGCGTTAGGGTCGCGTGGCATATACCAGCGGTCCAGTCGAGACTCACCCGTAGTGTAGTCAACTTCCAGTACGCGCTTGATGCCATTTTCCCAGTCGATTACACCGTCGTCTGGATTCGGTACGTACTTACCCTTACCCTTCGGCCCCGTGTAGATCTCACGGATATGCCACCAACGGAAGCCACGCTCTGAGTCGCGCTCCGGGATAGTATCCGTGTTTGGATCTAACGTACCAATCGGTGGGTACTGAATAGAATCGGTCATGTCATTAACCTTTGATTGTGACGAACTGGGTCAAGTCAACAGCACCGCTAAGGTAAAGCTGACAAATCCTTTCGAGATACAGATACTGACTGATAGTAACAGTTCTCGTTTTAACCCACGGGTGCGGGTGAACGGTAACGTACTCTAAGTCGACGCCATTGCGTGTTGGCTCATACTCAAGGATGTACTCGTACTCCTTCAGCGATTCCATAACGGTCTGGTCTGGTGCGGGCATCTGAGGCGGACTAAACCAACCTTTCTGAATGTCGGAAATCAGTTTAGTGATTAACGGACTAAACAGACGGTAACGCCACTTAGTAGTAGCCAGGTCTGTAAATTCAGGAGGTGTGAGTTTGGTAGTCAAGTAGTCACCTACTCGCTTATCCAGATCCTCCGCTTCCGAACGCAGTGCATCTGCATCGTAGTCTTTAATACCCGGCAACGGAACGTGTACGTCTGAGATCCAATACGGACGACCATCCTCAACATTAGCAGACTCTTTAACACGCACACCGTAGCGCTGCTCAGCAAAGACCAGGTCGTCACGGTGGAATGTACGACCATCCGCAACAACACGAATAACGTGGTCATCGCGAATCTGATAAATCTGGTCGTTAGAAAGAACGCCATGTTGGATAAAGCCGTAGTCAGCAGAAGGACGCATGGTGCCGTCGGCCTGTGCCCAATCGGTGCAACGTATATCAATGTTGTTCTCACCGGTAGGGTTTAACCATTCCTTGTTGACGACCACAATCTCAGGGTAGTTGTAGAAGAAGTCCAAGTTAGGAATCAGGCTGTGTTCATTTAACCACAACTCGATCTTACCAACCGGCAACTCCATAACCACACCTTGCACGTCGGTATAGTTCAGATGGAAGCGGAAGAATCCGTCATCCTGCTGCATGACTAACCGGTAAGCTAAGAACTTACTGTCAGTCACGGTAGCCACTACCTTACGAGATTCATCGTAAAGCCACTCGACCTTACCATCGACGACTTTAAAGAAACCATCGTCAGCAGTGATTTCACGCCAGTTGTTTTTCGTGGCGGAGTTACGCACATCAGAGATATAGAAGCGATAGCTTTTCATCGTATCTAAGGTAAGATCGACTTTGCCGTAATACGCCTCGACGTTCTGAGTGCCTTCCCCACTAATCCCTTCAACCAACTCCGCTTTACTATTGCGTGGATAGTAACGAGCACCTGAGGTGTGTCGATACCAACCTAACAGCAAACCATCTGCATCGTATTCATAAACCGTAGAGTTCAGTTGTAAACCCCATGGCAATTCAACGTAGTTAAAACCGCCCGGCAGATGAATGACACGTTGTGGTGTCTGGCCAACGATTTCTGTCATGCTGTTATGACCGAGTGCTTTGATAGAGTCATCGGCATTCAGTTCATGGTACCAGCAAGACATTAGGTACGTGTAGAGGGAGGCTTCCAACCAATCGGCTGTCCATTCCTTCAGTACACTATCCAGGCCCTGTAACGCTCTCAGGATGTCTTTATCCGAAAGCTTATACAACTCATGGATTCTGTTGGCCTCGTGCACCAGTGGCCTGTCATAGCCCGATTCACGCACTTGTACGCGGATGATCAAATCACTCGCATCGTTCTGCCATACCGCATCGTCTTTTACGAAACCTTTCACGTAAGTAGAAGGAATCGAGTAGTCACGATGAGTCACCATGCGCAGGGAGTTCTCACGGTTACGGTGGTAATACAATCCATCGTAATTCCCATTGGTTTCTTTCTTAATAAGGAAGATATCAATGTCGTCGCGGAAGTAAATCCCTTCGTCACCGCGTTTAGGCGGATGCAGGATAAACTTAGCCAGGTTATCCAGACTTGAAGTAAATGAAGGAAGAGAGGACATAGGAAAGTCGATAACCGCTGCGATAGACGGATCGTAGAAATACTCAACGTAATCGCCCGGTTTCACTTTGGCAGCAGAAACGTTATTCACGTAACGGCCGTTATGCCAGATATTGACATATCCGACTTTCGGTTTAATGTCCTGGATCTCAGCTTGCAGTGCGTTGATATCAGCCACGGTCTTCATCAGACCACCACGACAAACTAACAGCTCGCGAGAACCGTTACTGCGCAATGAACCAAAGTAAGCATCTGTGTAGATACGCAGATTCAAATCTTCACGATTCAGGTCAGAGATCTTTAAGACCTCTTTCACACAGAGGACAAAGCTCTTATCGTGGGTACGGCAAATATAGGCTTCGTTGCGTGGAATCTGAATACCAGTATTAAGGTACAGATCAGCAACCATGCCCTGAGTGGTACACAGGTTAGCCAGGGAGATCCACGTGCCACGCTGAGGGAACAGCCCTAACTCAACTGGGCAGTTCTGTCCAATCTCGTATACGTGATACGGAGCATCGTCAGTGGGTAACGTGAGGTTTGTCCAACCGTAGCTGAAGCGGTGGCGTGAACCACCGAATTCAGTTAACCTTGCCAGCTTGAGGATTGCCTGACGGTCCTGTTTAGGACTGCACCAGATATTCTTCGTGACAAAGTCAAGCATCTTTTCCTTGAGGTCCATCTTTAGCCCTCGTTTTGTTTAAGCAACAGCCCCAGCGCGTTCACGAAACGTTTGTCTTCGCCATCACGACCGAGGCGTTGAACCAACTGACCGATCGGCGTGTTGCGATAGGTTTTCTCTTGGCACGCAGCCCAGAGCATAGCAAGGAAAGTCGGCGGGTATTCAACAGCCACACCTACGACTTCACGAATGGCAGCACTGCCAAACCAGCTGGTTGCAATGGTGGTGAACAGCAGACCAACACTGACACTGGCGATACGAACACTGTTGATGGTCTTAACCGCTTCAACAAACTCTTTCGCATTGGTAATGGTTTTACCGTAAGCCGCCAGATGGTCATAGACGCGCATCTGTGGGATACGAGTCAGACGATCAACTGCTTTGGCATACAGAACCATTTCACGCTCATCGAGCTTACGTTGCGGACCTTCTTCAAACTGACACAAATAGAAGAAAGCAGCGAACGCTTGAATGGAGATGGTGGTCTGCACATCCAGAGACAGTTTGTTGGATAGCGTGTTAGCAACCCAGTTTGAGTAAACGGTCGCTGGTAGATCGCTCAGGTTCAACAGGTCAGGTGGATTCTTTTGATTCCACAACTGTTGCAGTCGAGCACGCATCAGGTTGAACGGAACTGGTCCAGTATTTGGCAGCTCAACGTTGGCTTCACCGATGCGGCGAATTTGTGTGCGATACGGACGCAGGTCTACAGCAGTGTAGACTTTCTGGTCAACTACCGAGGTGAAAGTGATTGGGTGCGCGATAACCGGCACGTCGGCATCATTCAAAATAGAAAGAATAGAAGGCGCATCAGGGATCAGCCCTGAAACTAAACTGCCCTCAGTACGTGCAACCTCAACGTCCTTAAATAGCCCACGAACGTCGTAGGGAGGAATCGCGGTCGCTTCATATGGACTTTTAAACATGGACTAATACCTCGTGTAGATGATAAATACTGTGTTATTTTTTACTAATGACTATGATGTGGTAAATCGCCTGAACCATAACATTTACACCT